CGCAAACGCACTTTCCCAAAAGACATGCCAAGTGACGACGGGTCCCGCACAAATCATTGTGTGAACCATTTCTTCTAAATCAAATCCTGGATCAACGGCAGGCAAAGCCATGGATTTTTTATTAAAGGCACTACAATTTGATCAACCCCCCCCCCACCGCCCATGCTTCCATGTGGAGAAGGGCTGTTCAGCGTACCTCAAGCAAACCAAGATTTTTGGTTGGGGTGGAACGTCACCCCTGATTAGTGGGGGATGGCGAGCCTATGCGGACCTTTCAGCGGAAGACTATTCTACTGCGTGTCTTGTTTCCTACTCCTTCACCCGTACCTTCTGAATAGGTTGAGTTTTTCTGTTGGGTAGATGACAAGATCTTGTTGGCGATTTTTCAATATAATCATGGCAATTACGACAATGATGAGGGTGCGCATGGCGTAGAGGCGGACCCCGTGCTGCCCTTGGATAAGACACTTGTAAATTAAATTTCGGTCCACATTGTTGGAGAGGAGGTCATGCATGGTAAAGGCGGTGCAAGGAACCACGATGAGGTGGTGCCAAATGTCTGGATTCCGTAACATTAAGGCTTCTTGCTGGCCCGCGAATAAACATTCCCATACTTGACACCCATACTCGGCAAAGGTGGATGCGTGATAGGGAGGCACATCAATCTGGAGAACAAGGGTTTTGTCAAAATCAAAAATGTAGTGGGGAGTGTACATCATCATGCCACCGTCCACATAGACGTCACCCGCAATGGCCACGGGAGCAAAAATGATTGGAAGGGAAGACGATGCTCGCATGGCTTTCCACACAGGAAGATGAGGAAAATCATGTGGGCACAAATCCTTGACTTGGCGCTTGTAATAGGAACACACAAAGAGATGGAGGGACCGGCCTGTCAGGGTCTCAAGCTCTCCCAAGGTAATTTCTGGATCCCCAGTGAAACGCTCTAGAAATGCCCGGAAAAAGCGCGACAGATTCTCTCCATCAGAAATGAAGTAGCCTTGTGAAATGGCCGTCTCCCGCCTCACCTCTTCTGATCCCATGGTAGGAGCCACTTGGTTCATGAGCCATGAAAAGACACGAGAAGCCATGACGGACGAGCCCGGCTTGTTGACAAGATCACTAAAGTCATACTTCAATACAAATTCTAATAAATCCTTGATAGGAATGGCCAAGAGGGTGGCAGTTGCCGCAAGGGATCCAATCGACGTCCCTGCTACAGCCTCTAGTCCATGACAAAACTCTTGCCATGTTTCCTCAGAATGACCACATAATTCATACATGGCACCCAAGTAGGCAAAGCCCTTGAGACCGCCAGCCGAGTAGACTACATTTTTAATCTTGTCGCGTGTCCTTTCAAGGATATGTGAATACATAAGAAAGACTTTTATTGGCGATCCATCAATGGTCAAGGAAAATTTGAACCATAAAAGTATACAGTCTGATTTTTTTGCTTGGCTAGTCCTCACCCTCCTCCCACGTGGGTGGCGAAAAGTGGGCCATGAGCTTCACCATGTCCACCTCCGTCTTTGGGTCGGGCCAGGGAAAGTCTTCAATCTCCTCCAGGGGTTCAACAATGCCGCCAGCATCGAGCTCTTCGACACGTCCCATGTCTGCCAGCTTGAGGGCGAGTTTGATGCACGACTTGGCATGAGTAATGTCCTTGATGGATGTCAAGTGGCGCGTCAAGGCCGGGTAAAACTCAGCCTTAGAGAGCATCTCCATGAGGGGTGACGGCAACTCCTCGTGGTGGCTAACCAGAGCAAGAAAAAAGTAGTCAAAGTCGCGAATGATGCGACCCATGCCTTGAGACCAGTGCTTGACTGCACGGGAGATGTAGTCTTGGGTCAAGAGGCGGCGGTAGTGGACACCGTCCGTCGCAATGTTGGAGAGCATAAAGGCAGCCTCCTTCTTGCAAACTGTTGTGCAAGAGGGGTGGTCCAGGACAATGAACGAGATGCCGACAATGTTGGCAGAAATCATGACTTGGGCCATCTCGGACGAGTTCTGGGTCAAGTTGGCCGCCAGGCGGAGTGCGGGCCACATCTCGTCATAGAGGTGCTCGGCCATTGCCCTGTGGAGCCACTCGACGGTAAAGGCGACAAGGTCGGGGCGCGACATGAGCATTGCCGCGTGGTCCTCCTCATCGGCCGTAATGTGACTGAGAGCCGTGAGAATGTTGGTGTAGACGGCCTTGTCCATCTCGTTGCGGATAGAGTGTCCCTCCACAGATGACGGGCCGGGTGCCACCTTGGGGTCGTGAGGCTTCAAGAGGACCATGTCCAAGACGGGCATGAGGTTCATCATGGACCACCGAAAGTGATCCTCCGACTGGCCAGTGCCGTCAAGTGGCTTTGCCAAGTGTTCCACTAGCCACGTCAGGATCTCCAACTCGTCACCCTCCAGATCCTCCACATACCCTGCATCCAAACGACCCACCAAGTCCTTGGCAACGGCCAAAAGACGGGGGCCGAGGTCGGCAAAGCGAAACAGAAGCGGACAGGTTGCGGGCTCGCCCGAGACGTTGCCAAGAATCCACAGCGAGATGGCACGGATGGAGTGGGTGGGGTGAACCAAGAGGTGACCCACGAGGTAGTCAAGAAGGTCAGGTTTGGACATGACTTCTTTGGTGTAGGAGGTTGAACACAAGTTGGAAATGATCCAGCAGGCCTCATAGATGATGGAGTGGGACAAGTCGGGAATGTCGGGTGTTGCAACCGTCAGGGGAGGCTCGCGCATTGCAGTGTAAATGTGCTCCAAGAGGGCTGGCCCTTGGGAAAAGAGGGGATGGACATTTTCCCCAAGAATGAGGGTGGCCTTGCGCAACATGATGAGTGCCTTGAGCTTCGTTCTCTGGTCCTTTGCTCCGAGGAGAAGGGCCGTCACGGTCGGAAGATCCGACACGGAAAATTCTCCCTTGGGGACGACGGCTCCAAATGCCGGCGGGACATCTGAAGGGCTCGAGGTGGACGAGGACCCAGAGGTTGACGGCTCCGCCGATGCACCGGCCATGTCCATGCCTCCCATACCAGCTGCCGAACCAAGCAGACCAGCGGCCCGTTCCTTGCGACGCTTGGCGTAGAGAGCCAGTCGCTTTTCCTTGCGCAGCTTCTGGGAGGCATCTTTGCGGCTTTGGGCTGCTTGCTTCAGGTCGATGCCCTTCTTGAACTGGGCGCGACGGTGCTCAAAGGTGGGTTCCATGGAGGGAAAAGATCGATTGTGTGGGGAAGGGTTGGAATTTATTTCACCTCGAATATTTGGCTTGAGAGTTTTCTTCGAAAGGTGTCTTCCTGCTTGAGGCGTGCGTCATCCACGTCAAGGGCCATGATGAGGTGGGTGGCAAGCACAATAATGATGGTCAGGGCAACCACCACCACCGAGGTGAGACGATCGGGTTTTGCACCATTGGACTTGGCTTTGCTCAAATCATACTCGGGCCTCCCCGCAATCATTTGGATGGAGAGGGTGTAGAGAGACACCTTGAGCAACAACAACTCCAAGTAGACAACCATAGACACGGCAGGAACGGGAATGGTCAAGAAGAAAAACTGAAGAAGAACATTGCCCCAAGGATCAGCGGCAAGATTGGCGTAGAGTTTACGAAAATTGTCCCACGTTGGAATCTTGAAAAATGCGTGCACACCACTATAGGGAGAATTTTCTAAACGCCCCAAGTGGTTGGCGTAGGCTAAAAACCCAATGAGAATACCAATCACACAAGCCCACACAATCAATTGGATCTTCAAGGCACTTGACATGTGGCCCCCACCAAGAGACATTTTATATAACTCTTGTGTTTTATGTAAAGACTCTTTAGTGGGTTTTTGTTCACGCCACCCAAGAGATGGTCCTTCACTGTTCTAGAAACGAAATTCTGGGAGACTAAACAAATTTTATGGATAGTCTTATGGAGACGTCAGATTCACCGCGTGAGGGACGATGTGCCCACCATCCCCTTCCGGTTCTTTTATTGCAAATCCACGGTATTCCCTCGGACGTATTGTCCCCTGCTCCCCCTCGAGAATTTTTTATCCAATCTTCTACGTCAAAAGTCTACCACACGAGGGCCAAGTGTGGATCGGCAAGGTGTTCCATCCAGATTAGTGAAGTGTCGTGCGGCCTTCGTCCATGCAAACGTTGTGGCCACCTCGCGTCATCGGCCGAGACAAAACCTTCAAGCCACAAAGATGTCCAAGGAGAAACGTTGACTTTTAGGTGCCTCGACATTCAAACAGGGAAACACCCCACCGTATCCATCGATCTCAAGGGTGGTTTGGTAGAATGTTCGTGTGAAGCCTTTGGTGAGGGTGAAGTATGTCGCCATATTCGATTTGTTTTGGGGCAGGTGGTAGGAAAAGAGGGGTGGATTCATGCTCTCTACGAGTATGGCGGCCTTGAGCCTGACCAGTTGGTTACCTTTCGTGCCGATCTTGAATCTTCTGGCCATGCAACCTCTGGACGGCGGTGTTTTGCTTGCCAAAAATACGTCCACGGTCTTCATGCCGCCATGGGTCCAGATGCCAAGACCCCATACCACAAGGAGTGTTTTGCCTTGATAAATAAAACATGAGTTACCTCAATTGTGATTCGACAACGGCCGCGATTGGCAGCGGCCCCGCACCTCCCATGACTTCGTTAGGGAAACTTCCCAAGCTGATGGGTCGGGTTGTGCCGAGCCAAGCCTTGGGATTTTACCAACTCTACAAGGCCTCGGGAAACGCCACCCAGAGAGACGACACCAAGGAAGTGTTTTACCAAGCTACTTCTTGGAATGCCCCACGCTACATGGACCGTCCCGTAAATCCGGCGATGGAGCCCTTTTCACGTCTCCCACCCCATGCCTCCCCTAAATGGCCTCAGTGGTCTCCCGCAGACTCGGTGGAACGTCTTTCGGCCTATACCTCTGTCTACTCAACTAATCCGTTCAAGGAACATTCTGTATGGTCTGCTTGGGAAGCATGGCCAGTCTATTGATTTATTCAAGCATAAAATGCTCTGGTTGATTGGCCTAAAGGCCAACTGTATCAGGCTTGGGTTTGACCAAAAAGGGTTCCTTGAGCAAATCCTCCACGGATTTTCCCTTGAAACAGGCCTTGAGAAATGAGCCAAAGGCTTTGAAATCTTCCACGTGCTTTCCTTCAAGAGCCTCTTGTGCCTTGGCCAGGTAGGTCTTTAGGTCTTTCCAAAAGGTCGCCTTGATTCCCTCCTCCATCACCTTGCACATCTTGGAAAAGGTTTCTCGGTCCATCCCTTGTTTGGCCGTCAGACAAAACGGGGACACCTGGCAGTAGGGTGACCATTCTTCTTTCCACCATTCCTCGCCCGCCACAAAACCCAAGAGGATGGGTCCGATTTCACGTCGACTCAAGGCGTCCCACCAAACCTCTACTGGATCAAATGGACCACAGACAAGGTTGGCACAAAACACACCCAATTGGTGTGAAATGATTTTTCGACGGTATTGGGACGGGTGTGGACTTGCAACACGGCGTTTCTTTCCCAAGAGGTAGCGGGTGTTCCTGGCGACGGTCGGCATCACCATGGAGGATGGAAGATAGTAGAGGGTGCACCGCATGGAGGAACATGGATGAGGGCGAAGGGATTCCACATCCCCCCACTTCATGGCCAAGATTCTTCCATCCTCTCTTTCCTTGATCAAGAGGTTTTCCAACTTGATGTCTGTATAGAGGTGTGGGGCTGGAAGACGGGCAACGGCAGCATGGGTATCGGCGGCAAAACGTACAATGGATCTCAAGTCATCCTCGACATCTCTCCGGTCACCCCATTTCTCCAGCCACCCAAAGGCATCACAATCAAAAGGCTCAAGAAGCGCCATGTGGGTTCTCTTTCCATCATCCGCCAGAGTAACATGGTCATGAACCTTGACAAAAAACGGTCCAAGAATCTCTTCAAAGGTCATCAGCGTCTGGCAGGCTTCTTCCGAGTCGGCCGCCCCTTGGCCCCAACACTGCTTCCTCACACCGCTTGCGATGCGTTCGACCAAGGAAAGTGGGGAGGTATGAAGAACTTGGGTCGCTGCTTCCTTGGTCCAATCCGCTGGTTCTTCTACATCGCCGGGGAGAGACATGATATGGTGTATGACTAGAGACGTGTGCAACCAAACAGGCGGGTGGGAATTTTGGAAAAATCAAAACCAAGGTTAATTTTGTTTGGAAAATGAAATTTCAATCCAGATTCCCACCTGCCTGTTTGGTTGCACACGCCTCTAGATGGAAAAGTGGCTCTTTCACGTGGATCGGCCCCCTCCTGCGTCTATCGGCACGATGCAAAACGCACTTTTGTCGATCCGAATCTCTTGAGCAGAGATTTCCGATGATCTAAATAAATGATGGTTGAAAAAATATTTAGGATTTTTGGATTTATTCTTGTCATTCTTGGTTTGATTTATTTCGGGTTTAGTGTTGATGCAATCCATGAAATTTCAAAAGACACCAAACTGGCCAAGACGACACGTCATCGACTCATGGGGGCCATTGTCGCATCTTGTGTTTTTGACATGGTCATGGCAGGGTTGGTAATCACCCTTCTTGCCCAGCCCCGTTTTACGATGGGTGTAGCTGTGTCGGCAGCTGTTGGTCTGCTAGGATTTTTGGCTGCTTCTACCACTGTCTTTATACTAATGTCAACCCATGCCAAGGAAATTTCTCTGTCCCATTGGTCTCTTAAGGTTGTCCGATGGATTTCTGCGGGATGTATGGCTATTTCGTCTACCTCTTTTATTTATCTCGGATTTATATTGGATGTCCTAGCCAAATCACCACCAAAAGGGATGACGCCGCCCTCGACGATGCCGGGGTAAACGGCGGTGATGGTGCCCACCATATACCACAGGAGCACCGTAGTAGACTGGTGTAGTGTACCAATTGCATCCGTAACCATAGGGACATGGGACTGACGCCCCCACCTGCATCAAAGCTCCCGGAGACGCAACAGAAAACCCTCCACGCCCGTCATCCTCGTGGGGAGCTTCGCCTGCTCGACAGACGGAAGAAGCAAAAATCATGTCCATATCGTCGAAACCATCTTGCAAGGCAAGTTGTCTGAGGAGAGAATCTGTCATTTTCCCTTTAATCAATAAAAATATGGCGCACTCTAAAGCTCAAGCAGAAGAGGTAGCTGCTAAAATCAATGGACATTTTCTTGTGAATTCTACAATGAATTATGGCATGTCTACCCTCCACAAGGAAGGCAAACGTTTGACGCTGGAATCCCACCCCAGCGATTCCCATTTTACCTGGGGAGCTTCGGCATCGGGCCCCTTTACCTACATGAGCCATGAACAACTTCAGGCTCATCTCGGGTTCAAACCCTCTGCCAAAGACATCCATACCGCTGCGGCTCTCAAGACTGTGCTTGACATGGCGGCGGTCACACCCGTCCACCCTTCGGTCAAGGAAGCTTCGGCCCGTGCCGGAGGATTTTACCGACGAGCTGGCCATAAACAAGTGGACACATTGGATTTAGCCGCTGCGCGAAAAATGGCCGGCTATGTTCCATCACCCCATGATCGCCTGACTGCTGAGCGGTTCCATCTGGCTTCTTCGTCGGCATCTTCCTCTTCTACCTTTGGATCCGGGGTTTCCAAGCCATCGGACCTCCCCGAGTCTTTTGACTGGCGCGACCATAGTTCATGCATTGGACCGGTCCGTAACCAAGGGGCTTGTGGATCTTGTTGGGCCGTTTCAGCAGCTGGAGCAGCTTCGGACCGGGCCTGTCTGACTTGCTCCAAGGGGGGAAACAGTGGGAAATGCTACACCCCCTACGCGTCCCAGCCCATGATTTCTTGTGCCGTTCCGGGATTTACCTGTAAAGGAGGGTCGGACCTCAACACGCCCTATGAATACATGAGGGACAAGGGGATTCCACCCCTCTCGGTGTCTCCCTACCAGTCTGGGGGAGGATCAGTTCCTTCTTGTGGCATGGCAACCTCGGCCATCAGCTCTGGCACCCCCCTTCTCCACTCGGCCATCCTCGGGTCTGGCGGATCTTTTTCCGACCCTTTCCGAATTCAGCCCGTTCCAGCCACTTCCCAAGCCGCTCTCGGAACCCTGTCTACCCTCGGGCGCACGATTGAAGCAATGAAGCGTGAAATTATGACCCACGGTCCCATCACGGCGGGTATGACAGTCTTTTACGATTTGATGAAGTTTTACAATGGCCAAGGCGTCTACCAACCCATTTCGAATGCCGAATATGCCTCCAAGGGCATTGGTTTTCGGAACCAATATGTTGGCGGTCATGCTCTTGAGATCATCGGGTGGGGGCGAGACGAAGCCTCTAACCTGCCCTACTGGCTGGTTAAAAACTCTTGGGGTACTTCATGGCCGGGAGGTTCGTCGTCGAGTGTCACCGACGATTCCACCCATGGAACAGGCTATTTCAAGATGATCATGTACGATGGAACTCAGCCCATCCCTTCAGTCAAGGATATTGTCCCCGATTCACCCAATGCAGGCGACCCGGTCTTGACCTTTGAATCGACAGCTCATGCGGCCATGTTTCCCTCGCCTCCAGCTCCTTTTCATGAATCTGGTGGTATGCCTCACGAATCAGGGATGCCCCAAGGGACACCCGCCCTGTCTCCGGCAAACCCACTGCCCTTTTCTCCTCTTTAAAACTACACAGGTATGGCTTTATTTCAGTGGGGGGGGGTTCATCAAGACACATAGGGTGGGTAGGCGGGACCGCCCCTTGCCTGCGCTAGTTGAAGGTAGTGCAATTCCTTCAAGTAAACTGAACGTTCCATTTCCATCTTTTGAATGGCTTTTTCATACCTGCGGCGCTCGGCCAAACGTGCTTGGTCGACCATCACCATATGGTTTGAGTAGGTGGGGACGGGTGGGGCTGAGTGATACACACAGGGATCGGTGGGAAAAGCTTGGGAAGAAGACCGTTTGGAGGGTTTTTCCAGAGTCAAAGGGTGAGCAAGACCGGATAGAGGGTTTCCTTGGAAGATGCGTTTGAGATGGACAGTGCCCAAGGTCTCCATGCTTGAGTCGTGGCCACGTTTCATGAGAGAGCAAATTTTAAGTGCGAAAGCTTCACGAATGAATAAATTTAATTCAGAAGATCATTAAGAACTTTCTATGGACAGTTTTCATCATCCCGAGGAGGGTCCAGCCAAGCTAGACCCAGCCGTTTGGTCGCGACGTGCCGTCCCGTGTGTTGAACTACAGACACTCTGCACACTTGAACCGCTGGAAGAACTGTTGTCCCACCTACTGGAACAATCCAAACGCCTGTCCTTCTCACGACGGTGCGTGGACGGCCAAGAATCCGTATATCAAGGTAAATTTTTCTCAATTTCACATGTATTTTACAAAATCAGTTTCTTTTTCGAAGAAAAAAGGATTGGTTTTGCAACCAATAAAACCAGATTTCAAAACAGCTCAATCGCCAAGGTAAAACGCAATGGGGAGGAGAACAAGACTAACAGTGCTCATGGCGAGCAAAGTCGTGTAGAACACGAAATGAAACGTAATGGCAAATCCGTGCAGGGTTGTCAGGGATCTAATAAACGGTGTAGCAAGAGCCCAAGAAGCTGCTACCGCCATGGTGCTGAACAAAACTGTTCCTCCGAGATAGATAAATTGGTTCTTGAAATAATGACGTGACGCGTAGACGGGAGGGAGACCGTCGCTCCAAATGAAGTAGTGCATGACAACGTGGAGGAGAGGAAACGTCGCGAGGAACGCTGCAAGAAGATTGTTTCCGCTCCACCACGCCGAGAGGGCACCGGCAAGGTAGGTCGCAAAGAATGCAGGTCCAAGCATGCCATACGGGAGATTCTTGGAAGAGGCGCAGAGGAACGAGTTCTTGAGAGCCGTGTACACAGTGGGAACCATGGTTGACGGTGTGATTTGTGAAGAAGACTTGGCTCCAATAAAGATTTCCTGACGGAATTAAAATCACATTTGATGAGTCATCCCGAACCGCAGCACCTCGACGGCATCCACGACATCCTGACCAACGGCGACGCCCGCGACACACGCAACGGGCGGGTCGTGTCCAAGGCCGGGATGTCCATGCGGTGGCCCCTGGCGGACGCCACCCTGCCGCTGCTGACGTCGAAGCGTGTGTTCTGGAAGGGGGTGAAGGAGGAGCTGCTGTGGCTCATCAGCGGCAACACCTACGAGCCCGACCTAGCGGCGCGGGGGGGTCAAGATATGGAGCGCCAACGCGTCGCGCGACTTTCTAGACGGGCGGGGTCTGGGCCACTACCCGGAGGGCGACCTAGGTCCTATCTACGGCTACCAGTGGCGGCACTGGGGGCACCCCTACCAGGGCGTCTTTGACGACGGCGGGCGCCGCATCGACTACCGCGGCAAGGGTGTGGACCAACTGCAAGGGGTGATTGACACGCTCAAGACCAACCCCGGCGACCGCCGCATGCGTGGAACGTCTCCGACCTAGACGCCATGGCCCTGCCGCCGTGCCACATGTTTATGCAGTTTCACATGGGGGCTAAGGGGCTTTCCTGCATGATGTACCAGCGGTCTGCCGACTGGGGTCTGGGCGTCCCGTTTAACATTGCGTCCTACGCGCTGCTAACACACATGGTGGCGTCTGTGGTCGGGGTCCCCGCCCACGAGTTTGTTCACTTTGTCGGGGACACCCACATTTACGTGGACCACATTGACGAATTTTTTAAACGCAAAAGGGGGAAATAAACATCTCTAATCTTGATCTAGACCGCGCTGATTCATCGTATTTGCGTTGAAGGGATACACTTTTGTCTAAGGGGTGATCCTAAAACAAAAGCAAACAATGCTTGGCTCCCGCCGTTCTCGCACTTCAAAATCTGGACGACGAATTCGCCACTCATTTTCCGATGACGATGAATCCGTAGTGGAGGATGCTTCCCGCGGTGTAGAAAGCTTGGATTTGACAGCAGATCAAAACGAAGAGCAGGCGCCGCCTGCTGATGATGATGTCCGCCAGGATCCTTGGGAAGAAAACGAGCCCTCTTGGTTTCAACCACCAGAGGATGCCCGCGATTCTGTCGACTCTTCTGATTCTTCCGATATTGACTCTGCCTCTTCGGACGACGGGTCCCTCGACTACTCCCACTCGTCGGATTCGTCTCTTTCCGATTACACCTCGTCGGATGACGAGTCGACAGGATCCGATGACGCAAATTACAGCAGTGAGGCACCTAAAGAACCCCGAGTTGTAGGTTCGGGTCGCCGTCGTAGCGATTCTGATGATTCTCGATCATCCGAATCGGACGCTTATTCTTCTGATTCCTACGATTCCAGCGGTTATTCTTCTGAAAGCGGTTATTCTTCTGGAAGTGGCTACTCGTCGGGAGAAGAATCTGCCATTTCCTTCGACTCAGAGTCTGACGACGACGAGAATGAGGAACCATCCACCCGTAAAACTCGAGGGGATGACACGAAGGCTGATGTCGCTGATTCCCGTGAATCTTCTAGAGACGATTACTCCTCAGCCGAATCATCCGGCTCTTCCAACCATGAAGACTCTTCGGATTCCGAGTCTGCTTCTGAAGCTTCCGGCAATGACTCGGCTGAGGAGTCGGACTACTCGGCCGACGCCTACTTCACAGAGGAGTACCTCAATGGAGCTCTGAAGAAAAAGGGTGTGGAACGGTTTGATTTCGACGTCACGGCCTTTCTGCTGTATGTCCAGGACCTGGCCGGATGCGCCCACGCTGATGACCAAGTGGATGGTGTGGCCTTCCGTGTTGCCCGTTACATCAACTCGACTCTGCCAGAGAACCCAATGGGAGAAGACCTCGAAAGGGCCGCTCTCGGCATCAACGCCCTTGCCGACCTTATCGGATCGTGTGACGAGATGCCCACCCTTACCAAGGTGTTGCGCGTAGCCGCCAAGGTGGATGGGGGCCTCCCCGCCGACGTTGCCCCCTCCACCCAGGCCTTGTCCTATGCCATCCCCATTGTTCTTTCTCACACCGAGACCCCGTTGAAGGATGTCGCCACGATTGTGGCAACCGTCTTTCCATTCCTTCCTGCCCTCCAGGTTTCGGCATCTCAGGGAGCCACCATCTATCCCTTGGCCGAAACATCACAGGTCAACGAGATTATGGACGCCCTCAATGCCAACGATGAGGCGTCGGCCATCAAGCTCTTCCAGTCCTTCCGCCTTCAGCCTGCGGCCAAGCACTTGCCAATTTCCCTTACAATGGAGCTGGACACCTTTGAGAACCGCTTGAGGACCTTGGGCCAGGAAGGTCTCGCCAAGGTCTGTGCGACTATCCCCATTGACGGTGATGCTGTCGAGAAGGCCTTTGACGAAGACGTCATTGATGAGCGGTGTGACCCACAGTGTGAGGCCTTTGTCCGCGGCCAGCCTCTGGCTGTCACGATTGACGACGTTCCCAATTCCGAGTCTGCCTTTGCCCACTTGTTTGGTGAAGACGATTCAGATGAAGAATAAATTTTTCTTGAAAATTTAGAAAAACAAATTTTTATTCTGATACCATTGTCAAGCCCTGTCAAAATAATAACCTGTTCCCAAGTGCCGTGTCGTAAAAACATAGCCCTGGAGGTGACCCTGAAAGTAGGGAGACGGGTAAAACCCTTGGAGGCTTGCCACCCCACTTCCTCCTCGCGGAGCAGCTTCATAGTTGGAAGGCGGGGCGACTCCCCGTTGGGCATGATAGACGTGTTGAGTGTGGGGTTGCTGAGCTACCAAAAGATAGTAGCCTGGACCTCTAGGCCCGTGTTCTTCAAAGTGGTATGAACCGCGGTAGACTTGAGACGGAATAAAAGGATAAGTTTCCATTTGTCTTTGTTGGAAAGAGTTACATCTTCATTCTTTTGACAAATTTAGTATTTTATTCACTATTGTTTCGGCCAATTATGCAATGTTCCCAAGGCATTTCTGCTGCCCTTGTACTTTTAATCCTAGGGACAATGGTTGGTGTATCGGTGACTCTTTGGTTTCAGTTTGACAAGGAATCTTCCAATGAGCTGGATGAGGCAATTGACCGCGGTCTGACTGCAGTTCAGACTTCACTGCAAGATCTTGACCAAGTGTTGCTTAATCTTTTAGAGGCAGACATTGCAGCGCTTCGAGCTAGTGAGGCTTTGCTTTCTCCACAAGATGGATTGGAGTTGTTGGGGAAAATAGACGATGCCACCCCGCCTGACAACTTGCTGCTTCTTTATTTCGAGACGCTCTACACCCTTGGAGAAGTGGACGACTATCTCACCCGCATGAAAACTCTCTACTCCCAGAGTGAGTTTATCATTTACGACTTGGACCAAGGGGGAAACGTCCTGCCCATCAATGAAACCAACTACGGCTCTCGCCTTCCCATACAAGTCATTCAACGTCTTTTCCCGGAAAATTGGGCAGGTGCTGGACGCTTTCCATCCCTTGGGTCGCGAGAAATTCGAGGGCTGAACATTGGGACAGCCCACCCTATGGTGATCAATGGATCAGCCTTCTTGACGCCAGTCTCTTGTGCCATTATTAATCAAGCTGAATTGTGTTCCATCATTTTGACTGTCGGTGATGCGTCGGTCTTGCCTTCCAATCGAGGTCTTTTGCTATCCTTTGACCCTGCATCTATTGTGCCCGTCTTGACCCTTGCCACCCCAACCGTCTTTGTAGAAATTTCTGATGCAAACGGCCAAGCCTTTTTCCAATCGTCTCCTACACGCCCGTCTCTTGACTCTGGTCGCCATGAATCCTTTGTCTTGCCTATGATCAACACCCACTGGAATGTCGATGTAACCTTGATCAAGAATGCTGTATCCATCTCACAATGGGATACCTTGAAAACTGTGGTTCTGGCTGGAGGTATTTCCTTTGGTGTTGTTATCTCTGTCTTTGTTTTTCTTGGGATGGAATGGGCCATTGAGCGCCAAAAACGTGTCACGGCCGAACACACTCGTGCTTCTATCCTTCAAGGAATTGCACACTTGGTCTTGACATCCCTGCACAAGCTCTCTTTGGTTTATTCGTCACCGACTCGTGAGCCGGCGGACCATGAACCCATGTCTGTCCAAAACCAAGAGTCCAAACAAGAAGAAGACCCGCTTTTGACCTCCCCATCCTCTAGTCCTCTATCTGTGTCACCTCTATCCGCGGCAAAACGAACGATTTCGACCTTGCACGGTGTCACGGACTTGATGAGACTGCTAACCCGCAAACTGCCTGAGCTTCAACCTGTTCAAATGGCGTCGATTCACACACTTGTTGAACCATTTTTGAAAAAGATTATCGATCCACGACATGTTACTTTTCATCTTCCCGAAAATGATCCCCTTGTCCTTTCCGATCGTCTGTTTATTTCCATCTGTTTGAAACATCTCGTTGGAAAAGCCATTCGACATTCTTCTGATGAACTTGGGCCTCGTTCAATCCATGTCTACCTTGGTTCTCGCCTTCCCAAACCCAATCGATGGGAACGCCACTGGGGCAAAGCCAATCTAGGGGCACAGATGATACATTTTTCAGTAGAATCCATGACGACCATAGACGATGATGTTTTGAAGAATCTCGGCACCATCACCCAAGATTCTCACGGTCTTGGCTATTCTGTACTTTCAACCTGTGTCCTATCAAGTTCGGTGAAGGGCTATATTGGGATTTATCGATCCAAAGAACAAGGTCAAAGACCAAAAGTTATCGTTGACTTTGGCCTCCCTTCCCACCCAGCTCCTCCCGTGTCAACCTTGGTTACGGTCTAATCAAACCTAGAACCTTCGGCTCCCAAGACCTTCAAGCTGAGAGAAATGTTGTTTCTTGGTAAGAATGAACTGACTTTGTAGTTTATCGGTAAGAATGAGGCGAGACTGTCTTAGCGGTGTCAAGGACATAGTACATCAAGCAAAAGCACAACACACTTGTGAGTGAAACGGCGCTGACGGACTCGAGTCGGAACACTATATATCTACTTGATTTTTTGGAATAAAAATGAGTGTGACAGTTTGGCAGTTGTGGGGTTTGTGGTGAAAAGAATATAGATTTCCGAACAAAATTTTATTTGATATAGGTTTGAAATGCTTCTTCAAAGGTTTTTGCACCTGATTGGCAGTGATATCCTAGACACAAGTTTTGTAGACAAGATTCCAATTGACCTGGATCTTGTACGTCTAATGAATTGTAGACTACACACCTTGAATTTGTTGTCGAGTTGTTTGGCAAGACGTCCGACAAAAGTTTGCAACTTCCTGAATTATTGGCACAGTACCTAAATGAATTACGAATGTTTGCTAAACAACTGGTAGAAAGCTTCATGCCGCTCAAGATCGCATCCAGTTGGGCGTCCGTATTGCCGATATTGCACGGCGACCCGTCATGACAGACGTAGATTTTGTCTTCCTTAACATCGTTCTGCACTGCTTTACAGAAATTAGAACCGAAATTAATTTGTATAAAGTTTCCTGCACATTGCAAAGGAAGAGGACTCTTTTTTGATTCGGCCGTACACCCGACACATCCGACAGACTCGCAGGGGTTGTCCCCACAAGATATTTTCCACCAGTCAGTCTTTGAACATGACTGTTGGTCTGGAAAACGGCACATACACTGGTTGTTCTTACAAATGGAGCCAGTATGTGTTCCTTCGGCGTTTGTCGGGTCAAGACATTGGCGTAGCAGGGGAGAGGAAGAAGAAATATCGTTGCTGCAAGACACACAGCTGGGATAGGTTTTTCCGTCCCACGAAGACTCGGGCATGGACGGGTTTAGACAGGCACAGCCGGGTTCGGTTGGAAGACATTGGCCAAACGGACTGGTTTTTCCCTTACCGTCTTTTGAGAGGGCCCCGTATGCACAGCAATTGGCTACATCCCAAGGGGATGCCTTGGGTGTCATCTTAGAGGTACAGCCCTCGACGTTACTCCCATTTGGACAACCCACTAGTGTCTTGATCACCGGTACGGGACTACCCAGGCAGGCGGCAGGATCGGGGTCTATTGTGCCGCATGAGGAGTTCTTGACATCTGTTGGCGGTTGCCAGCACCACCCCGAGTCGGGCACAGGCAGTTTCTTTTCGCTGCAGTAGCTCGGTGAGTTGGTCCATGATGGATCGGGGGGTAGCCCTAAAACGTAGTTACACCAGTTGACAGTGTTTCCATCAACCGTTGTCGTTTCCTTTTTCCACCAAACATTGGACGGACAGTTTTTACACCCATCGTGCGGATTGGTTGCGGCACCTGTAAGATCTGGCGGCAATTCGGATTGAACCATGAGACATGTTCCTCCTGTGGACGAACAGTAGTAGTAAGGGAGAGTAGAACTTGACGGGAGTGTGCAGGTCGGCGGTGGTTTTCCCACAGGTGTGCACGAGCGCAAAGGCACACAAGCCTTTGCATAGCTTCGGAGCTCAACCTTTTGACCGTTGCAACAATTCAGTTCGACACAGTCGGTTTGATTGGCAACACAGCAGTCGCCAGAATTGTGACTACAGTAGGTGACGGGTGACCCATGTGGTCCGCATTTTTGTAACTGATTCTTTTTTCGGGCAAGACACTCGGCATTGCTTTGCCCGGAGTGTGTACATGCATTGGCGGCTGACAGAGGCACGTTATCTACTCCAGTCGTTGAGGTTGAACACTTTCCCGTGTAACCTGTTTCTGAGGACCACACACAAGACCCAAGAATCGTGCTCGTACAATGTGCATCACAGTCGGTTTTCCGCACATAGGCTCCTGGCTCGTTAGCATTGATCATTACACAACAGGAATCTCGGTTGTTAGCACAGGTTGTCTGCGGATCAGGAGGACACTTCCACCATATTTGTTGGGACGGTGGTGGCGGATGAGCAGCCTGCACCTCCAAGGTGACAAGCATTGTAATAAATGTCAGTAGAAAAACGAGAATAAAACATCCGCCCACCAATCCGTGAATAGCGGAGGGTTTCATTTAGTTTATCTTAATAAAAATGTCAGTTAGTGTAGGGTGCAAGACCGAAGAAGACGCCATGTGTGTCCAAGTCTACAATGTGTCGGGCGTTTCTATTGGATTCCAGAACAATGTTACAAAGAAAGTGTCTCCCGCGAAGCTTCCTTCTGGACAAGTCACACCCGTCACTCTAAGTGACCAAGTCAAGCCAGGCTCATTTGCTATTATCAATTTTTCTACAAAAGAAGTGCTTGTCAAGTCTTTTCCCACAGAAAACGAAGGGAAAATTGTAGTCACCTCAAAAGGATTTGTTCGACCAGTCTTGAAACGCCAAAAAATATTTACCTATTGGATTCCTATCATCGGGTTTCTGATTGTGGCAGTCCTTGCCTTTGCCTTTATCAAACCGGTTCAAACCTACTACTTGCAGCAGGCTTGTGAGAGCGAAAATTTAGATGCCCAGGAATGTGAAAATGAACTGAGAGTGAATGCAATCAATGTGAAAAAGCCGACGCTGCTCTATGTTATAGGAGGAATTTCTCTATTTATAAGCCTACTGCTGCTGGGATTTTGGCTCTATGCTGAGGGGCCGTGGGGCTATGCTTCTTATGGGGCATGTAAAAAACGGACGGGGTACACGACACTTTGGAAATGGGTGCAGCCGCGCAGTGGGTTAAGAAAGTTTTTGTGTACTGTCTTTGGTTCGTGCGAATGCGCAGCAGACGAGATGAATCTAGACTGCTTGGTCCACTCTCTCGGGAATGATGGTATCTTTTCTTGGAAGGAAGAAGAAGCAGCAAAATCAAAATCCTCAAGTGATGTCTGTTTTTGCTGTTCCAAAAACGATAACTTGTGTTTTAACGTTGTTGACAACAAAACATGTAGCAAACAATAAATGGATCATTGGGGTGTCTCACAAGCTCAAGAGACTAAAGAGCCAGCTCTTGTGGAAATATCCACAAGGTGCAACACTAACGAAGATTGTCCACTTACAATGATGTGTGCAGGCAAGTCCTGCGTGTGCCCATACTCCCTGGTGTGGTCCCCCACCGCAGATCAATGTGTTCCCAAGCCTTGTGCCCCCGATTTTATGGCGGGGTACTGCCCCACGGGACAGGTGTGTTACGGAACCTGTAAATCTATTGGGTGTCCACGTCTGTCTTTGGAGGGGTGCTCCACCTGCCCGCGGTGTTCCCCAGGGGAACCCGCCGGGTTTTGCCCGCCGGAAATCCTGAATCCCGTCTACGACGGTGAAGATGTTGGTGTGACGTTTAGTTGCCACGAAGGGGTTTGTGTTCCTCTTAACTGTGAAAAGATCAACGCGGGGGTACACGCCGCTGCACGCACCACGAATTGGGATGTTTGTGAACATTACAATTTTGGCCAGTGTGTGGATAATAAGTGCAGCCAGGCACCTCCTATGGGTGCAGAAGTGGCGGCCGGATCATCGTGTTCGACTACCATAGAGGCTGGTGACAGCGCGGAACTGGTGGCTGCACCGAACAAGGTGGTGCTCCCCAATTCTTGTGGCCCGGCTAAACCTGGAGCTACCTGTCCGCCTGGTCTGCAATGCCAAGACTCGAACTGCGTTGGTCTTCGATGCTCGGAAAGTGAGCCCAACGGCTACTGTGCGCCACCCTACCAGTGTTTTGACGGCACCAAGTTTGGCGTTCCCGGTGGAGTTTGTTTGAGTGTTCCTGGTGGAGTTTGCGCCTACCTTGCCTCACAAGATCCAACAAAGTATCCCTCTTTTGTTAATTGCCTGAACAAACCAGCTACCCACGAGTGTGCAGCCAACCCGTTGCCGGGTGGGAATCCTTACGTCTGTCGATGCAAGCGTGAATCGGGCGAGTTTTGTATGGATGACTGTGGAAATGTCAGTCCTTGTCCCTCTGGCTGGCATTGCCCAGGTCCCAACTCGGCATGCGTACCAAACACTTCATCATCTTGTGCAGGAAAAACTTGCCCCAATGGGTTGACGTGTGAAGCAGGGAATTGTGTTTGTCGATTACCAGGCTGTGCAGGCACACCTGCAGACCTTCTGACATCCATCCTGTTACCGACAACCTGTCCAGAGTACATCCAGGGTGGTGTTAACGACCTTTCCACCTGTTTTGTAAATCAACTTCAAAAGGATGTCACGGTCCCCAACCTCACGGGGGTGGACCAGCAGGGCAAGGTGGGCACACACGCCAAGGGGTCGGCCTTTATGACGGGTTTGGATGCCGGGGCGATGCTGGCTTTTGACGCGAACGCCGTCTCCAATCAGCCCTCCTCTGATTTTTTGACACAGTCATACGAGGGTCAGCCCAAGGCCACCAACCTCCAAGGGCTGTTTGCCGACGATCACAATGTAGGCACGATTTCACCCCAGCAGTGCAACCCCATGCCAGACTCTCCAACCTCTGCGTGCTACGGCGGCGGAATTCCGTGTGAGCCTGGAACAACCCCCATCCGTCTCTCTCCTTGGATTTCCACCAAAGGTATGAAAACTACCGACAAGGGAAAACCCTACCCCAAACCCTATTTTTCAGTGTGGGCCTGCCAGAAATCATATGGCCAGTGTCCTCCCTATTTCCACCCTGAACTCGTTTACTGGAAGGACCAATGGGTCTACGGGTGCATGCGCAACCCGTTGCCTACGCGGCAAGTGTGTCACCAGGAGAGAACTGTGGGGTTTGACTCTGGGTGTGGTCAAACAGATACATGTGACTGGTCCAAAACTCTCAGTGATTCGGGTTATGGCATGGCAGAATGTACACATCATAACGGCCTATGCCGCTACACAAATGACTACAACATCAGTGATAGCTTGACCGGAACAAAAATGCCACCAGGGTTGTTCTATTACAAAACGATGAAAAACGGAGTCAGTACCCTGGGCTACACCTCAGACCCTGCAGGGACCACTTACCCGTTTACCGGTTATCAAATGAGTTGCGGTGACGGGACACAAAATTCTTACCGTACAGATTGTCCAAATCCATTTTGGACAGCAACATTGCCCGAATAAATTTATTGTCGTCTAACCCAGGTAGAAAAAGTTACCTGATTCTCGATCATTTGTACATTCTGTGTTTCCTCCCTTGGAAACACATACAGGAGGAGGATTGTTTGAACAAACAATTGAACGTGGAGAAACACCACAGCATAGTCCACCATAGAAAAATTCAGTCATTGTGTCATCTTGACACGTCTCATCCAGACACTGTTTGTAGTAAGGAGTTAGGGTGGGACCCAAAGACGTGCCGTGAGCAGGGTTTCCAGCCGCAGTCTTGGAAAAATAATAGGAGCCTTTAGATATGGTGTGAGCCTTGGCAGAGGCATTGTCCTTGGCGTGGATACCTCTCCACACAATATCACCGCTGTGGGTTTGAGCTGGGGCAGGAATAACGGGGTAGTTAGCCTGAGTTGTCAGGGAAATGTCCCACATGTCCTCTGCGGCAGAAGGATTTATCTGAGCAACTGTCGTGTTGGCAAAACAAGTTTGCATACTTGATGTCAACGACACAGCGTCAAAGGGTGGTTTACGGGCAAATGCGCCGCGGAAGTAGGCATAGCCTGGAATATCGGCCTGGCAGACTGACCCGATACAAGACGAACCCTTGGGACAAGAAGACTGGGTACACGAGCACCGCCCAGCCACACAGTTGGACTCGCATTGGCTATCGTCAGTGCAGTTTTGTGGGGAAGTGCAGGCAAAGTTCACTTGCCCCTTTCCTCGAGGAAAGGAACCGACACTGAGGGTGGTGGAGGCCCCGTCTCGAGATTCGTCGGACAAAACATACTGACAGGCCCCCACCTGGGTGGCGACCGTGTTTAACGGGCACATGGGCTCGTCGATTGTGCCACAGGTTCGTTCTCGGACAGATCGCAACGCAGCTTCACAACAATCCTTAAAGTCTTGACCCTGGCAGTGGTAGTCCACGTCGTCGTCGTCGTTTGAGAAGGTAATTGTAATGGGGTGAGCTCCGTCATCTGTGGAGTAGGGAGTGCGGCGGTAGTAGTGCTGGAAAGGTATCAAGGTTGGAAGATTGGTTGTGGGCGAGTAGCTGCACGAATAGACGTCCGGATCATAGCAAATTCCTTTACCCTCCGAGGTTGGATTGGTTAGACAGCAGCCAGCATTTAAACCAAAACCTACATCTGTACAGTCCGAAGGCTTGGTGCAGTTTTGGACAGGCGGCATAGGGGGTTCGGGGCATCCCCCGGTCCCTGACCCGAGAAAGCTGGCTGTTGCATGTCCCGGGGGTGGAACTGTGATGGGGTCGAGACGAGGCTGGCGGTGAGGTGTATCAAAGAAATAGAGAGACGGCGGGGTTGATCCCTCGGGCAAATGAGGCGGAGGCTCAAAGTGGGCAACATTGGGAACCGAGTCATTCACAAAGGTTACACACTCGTCCGACACACAGCCTCGAGCAGGTGTTTTTGATCTCAAGAGTGGGTTCCCCGTGAAAAAATCGCAAAAGGGAGACACGGGATCATAGGTGAGATCGAGGGCTGAGGGGTCGGTTGTTCCATCTGGAGCCGTTGTGCGTGGCGTTTGCTCAGTGAGGACAACCAAGGCCCCCGTGGCAGACGTCGGCGATGGTAGATAGACCGGAATGGTAGGGTAAGTCGACGTGATGCTCAGGGTGTCGCCGCCATTGAGGGTAAAGAGTGGTCTTGTCGCTCCAGCACCAGATACCATGTAGAGCAGGGAGTGGTTGCGTTGGATTGCCGCCATTGGATTGGTCGACGTAAAGACGTCCTTGCCATTCACCGTCACCACCATGAATAGAGAATACTGGCCCTGTGCCTTCTCTAAGTAGGTTTCGTCCACATAGACACCCAAATAGCTCACTTTGTGCGACGTTACCTCAGCCGCCGAGCCTCCGGGAATGACAGCAGATACAGAAGTGAGTTCGCCAGAAGGAGCCGTGAAACTTGCAGAATTGCAACCACCCTGAGGACAATGGTTCACCAGGCTTGCAGGGAGCATGCCGCCCAACATGTGCATAGGAACATTCCCGCCTGTGCTTCCATCAGAGGGTGGGTGGACCAGAAGGTAGAGCTGAACTCCGTTGCTTTCCAGGTCAACGAACTGAGTTTGGACGGATGTGTAAGACGTCGGGTTTCCACCCAAATCCGTTACAAGAAACGGGACAAAGGCGTAGGAAAACCCTGGATTTCCTGGGATGGGTTCCCATGTCACTCCGTAAGCCACAAGTCGTGCAGTCGAAGACAGGTTAAAAATCAAGTAGGGGACTTTTGAGACATTGGGTGTGTCCACCGCGAGGCCCAGGTTCAAGTTGGTAATGGTGGACCCGCCAGGCAAGGTGTACGATCCTCGCATAAGTTGCAGCTTGGAGGTATAACTTGAAGACGAAACAACCCGGCCTTCATGACATGGCATCTGAGGAGAAACGTCCAGAGTAAACGATGTGGCCATTTGTTTCTATGTAGGATTTTTTATTCTAGAGGTTACACCTAATTGCACATCCTTGCAATTTCTTATCAAAAAAATAAAACAATGGTTACCTTGATAATTATTTTGGGAGTCATCCTCTTGGTTCTTGGTCTCGTGGTTTTCATCCTTACTCTGTGTACGGCAAAGAAAGGAGGCGATTGTCGCCTCCATCGCCGTCACCACCACAAAACGTACAAGGCCGGCCTCGCCCTAGGAGCCATCCGCAACTCTACAAATCCAGCCTACGTGGATGTATGCAACTCGGAGAATCTGGTGGTCAAAAGCCTTGGAGACTTCCAGGCCTACACCCCTTTTTCTCTTCTGTGGGCGCCCATGGAAAACACGGCCGAGTCCTACCGCCTCGTTTCGGTAGGCCTTCAACGGTTGGATGCACTCAACGGGGCTCCCGTGGCGGTCATGGCCGTCCACGACTATGATGGGTCGATTGTCAACCCGAGCACCCGCCCTGACTCTCATGCCAACCAAGTTGCCAATTCCGCCTTTAAGCAGTGTGTTTCCTTCTGCCCTGCCGGCTACACCGAAAAAGACATTGACGGTGAGTTCAAGTGTGTGTCAGACACGGGAGGATCGACGGTACCTCCCAGTCCTCCCAAGAATTGTGCGACGAGTTATATGAACATCAAGCAAATCTTTTGGAATCCCGTATTGAATGGCAGCGGAAAACCAATCGGGTTTATAGGCGTTGGTCCTCGGCAGCCTGATTCCATGACCTCCACTTTACCGCGTACCAATCGTAAAACTCCTTACGAGACGTCTTGCTCCGACACGGCAGGAAATTATTTTGGTGGCAATCAAAACTCGGCACCGTGGGTGTTTGGTGTCTTGCATGGAATTGAAGACACAACCAGTGAGATTTCCGTCTATGGCCAAGTTTTGAATGGTGCTCAGCTTATGGTGGCGTATCCTGGAGAAGAGGATTGGCTTGCACCGTCAACTGTTTGGGGAAAAGGTCTTGACGTGTCCACCATGGGATGGGGCCTCGTCTCTGCCGGTGTGGATGTTCCCCAGGGTTCGGGTCCGGTCACTTTTTCCAACCAGGGAAGTCTCCGCATGGACGGCTACTTTCTTCAAGCCGACTCAAAAGACCCTTTTGCTCCCAAAGAATTGGTAGGAAAAACCCTGTGGTCCCAAGGCACCGGTACTCAATTTGGCCAAGGTACGGTAGTCGACATGCGCCTTGAAAATGGGCGCATTTGGGTCTTCTTCCGCGCCACAAACCTTGACACCCATGTCATCCGTTTTGTCTTGACCTCCACTTCTGGAATAGCAGGTCTTGATGCCACCACAACCATGGCCCTTGACAGGAGTTTTGGAGGAGGTAATGGCTTTCTCACTCTTGTAGCCAAACACTACGTTGACATGATGGTTCAGTACCTCCCTGTTCCCTATGTCATAGAATATAGTGACGTTTCTGCTTGGACGCCCGGCGGTGCTGACCAGAAGAATGTGCTTAACCGGGTATGTGTCATTGGGTCTCTGGACAGCTCAAACACCTTTCAGCTTTGGGGATGCCCGTGGAACGCAACCGCCCTTGAAAACCTTCAGACTTTAGCACTTCCTATCCAAAAGTGTAACACCGAATCGTCCTCTATACCTATCGGTTTAGCTTACTCAAGTTTTGCTTATTATAACACTGATTCGTACGGCACAATTCCATGTATCGATCAACAGAAAATTGCTCCGCAAGGAACGTTGGCCGCGACTCGTGCCTATTGTGACACTGGAGGAAAAGTCTACGGATTTAACTGGGTCAGACCACTATTTGCATCCAAAGATCAGGTCTACTATTGTCAACTTTCTCCTGGTGCCCCGACGAATTCTGTATCCAACCCCATTGAAACCTTTGGAGTTTCAGATTCCAACCTTTCCATCTTGTCCCTGGCAGCGACGCCTCCATTTTGGATGGCCCCTCTGGGTTATGGCCCTTTATATGCCCAACGACTGGCTGCCTCCCGAGGGCAGGGCTATTCTTCTTATATTGACAATGTATATACTGAAAATACGAAGTTACGTCCTTTCTTTCCTTATGTGCGTTCATCTGCACAAGCAGGATGGGGCTACGTCGTGGTCGGCTCACAAAGTGATGGCTTGTCCCAATCCTCGGTGAAAGCTTTAAGTGGAGATTATATGAATCCTCCAGACAATGCGCCAGACACAGCTCTTCGTTCTCTTGGTGGTGTGGCCTCTCCCTCCTCACTTCCTCGTTTCGGAAGCCTTAATTGGCAAGCCTTGGGTTACCAAACAAAAACGGTCCCCACCTACCTGGCTGCGCTCTACCCACACCTCCAAAGCCGGGTGAATGACTCCTTGGCTGGGCACTACTTGCCTTCTCTTGATATTTTTTATGCCTAAATTCCCCACAAAATCCTACCGCCTCGTTTCGGCAGGCCTTCAAAAATGCCTACTTTCTTCAAGTGAATGCCAAGGGGACGCCTTTAGTCAAAATGGAATGATTACATCTGTCTACAATTTTCGTCAAAGAAAAATCTGAATGATAGGGTCAAGACTCTAACGACACAAGAAAAACCTAACCAACTAATAAAACCCTCAATGGCTTACAATCAAAACATCTCTTATGACCCCCAAACCACTGCCCTTTGGGACGTGGCTATGGGATTTGGCATGATGAACGGCACTCGCACATCGGTTCAACAAACTGGCATAGTGAACGGGATTCCAACGGGCTACACAGTTTCCCTCACATCCAGGTCCGGGTTTAATCCAATGGGAAGTGACGCGACCGTGTCCGTAACAGGATCTGGAGGACAGGCGTCCTACAGTTGTCAGGGCTACGGCTGTATGCAACTGACCTACGGAACACCTCCAGGCGGGTGTTCTCAGTACGGCAAAAACTGCCTTAATGGGGGCACCTGTATCTATGGCCGGTACCCCAATGCCTCCAACTCGGGCCACCAATGCGTTTGTGCACCTGGTTACTCGGGAAACCGCTGTTCGGTGAAGGAATGTGATCCTCCATGCAAAAATGGAACTTGTTATGGTGGGGTGTGTCACTGTTTCCAGGGCTACACTGGACCAGATTGTTCGGGGATTCTATGCAGGGTTTCCTGCAAGAATGGAGGAACATGTGACACTACAAGCGGCAAATGTCAATGTGCTGCAGGCTACACCGGTGCTGACTGCTCGGTTGTCGAAACCCATCTTGGTTGTGTTCCCCCCTGTGTCCACGGAGCCTGTGACGGGACCAAGTGCGTTTGTGACAGCGATTACACCGGTGCTGACTGCTCGGTTGTCCAAACCCACCCTGGATGTGTCCCTCCCTGTGTCCACGGAACCTGTGATGGGACCAAGTGCGTTTGTGACCCGGGCTATGTAGGAAACGATTGCTCTACCCCAATCATGCATGCATGTTCACCTCCTTGTGTCCACGGAACATGTTCTTCAGATGGCACCTGTAAATGTGACAGCGGTTACACCGGGGCTGACTGCTCGGTTGTCCAAACCCATCTTGGCTGTGTCCCTCCATGTGTCCATGGAACCTGTGACGGAAACAAGTGCGTTTGTGACTCGGGTTATGTGGGAAGCGATTGCTCTACCCCAATTATGCACGGATGTTCACCCCCTTGTGTCCACGGAACCTGCTCTTCAGATGGCACATGTAAATGTGACGCTGGCTACACCGGAGCCGATTGTTCGGTTGTCCAAACCCGTCTTGGATGTGTCCCTCCCTGTGTCCACGGAACCTGTGACGGGAACAAGTGTGTTTGTGACTCTGACTACACTGGCGCCGATTGTTCAGTGGAAATCACGAACCTCGAGCCCATGTGCAACCCTCCGTGCAAAAACGGTGGAACCTGTGACCACACTACTGGCACATGCCATTGTCCGCCTGGGACGTCCGGACCCGACTGCTCAACTACCAAGGCTGTTTGTCCTCCTAATGGTTCATATGAAGGCGCACCCTGCAAATCAACTGCAGATTGCTTGACCTATGCCCAGCATTCCAATGGCTGTGTAGCGACCAACAACTTGTACTGTAAAACCTACAAGAATCCTCCCGTTTGCCAATTTGATCTCTTGACATCTTGGGACAAGTGCGCATGCGATCCGAATCCTAAACCTCCCGCACCGACACCCCAACATTCGGCCTCGTCTGCCTTTATGCAGGCTGTCCACCAAGCTGAAAAACACGACCGGTCACTCCTGACCCATCAGGGACATCATAACCGCCACCATCATCACTCCCGCCACAGCGCTTATCATTCATCTGATATCAATTCGGCTTTGGGTTTGTAATTTCGGATTTGTGGTCACTAGAGACTTGTGCAATCAAACTGATCCCTTGACCAAATTGAAAGTTAACAAATATATGTATTTTGTACTGTTTTTGATCTGCAAGATTTTCCCAAGAATCAGTTTGGGTGAACACACCTCTGGTTTCGCAAATATTCTTGGTGGATTTTTAGTCCAAGAAATTTTATTCAAATTCATGTATAATCTCCTGCCAAGGAAATCTGTCGCCCCCGAACCTTGGTCCTCGAGAAAAATAAATGTCGAGTAAAAGCAAAGTATGGCTCATCTTGGTTCACCTCACTCCCCGACCACTTCGCCTGCCGCACCCCCGACACCGGCCCCCGTTCAGTCCTTGGTCCATCTTAGCCGTGAGTCTCAGGAAGCAGGGTATGGATCTATCATGACGGGCACTCAGTTTATGATGAAGGAGAGGCACCAGCCGATTGCCATCTTCATTGGCATCATCATCCTTGTAGTTTTGATGATTGCACTCTACTTTTTCACCAAGTGGCGCTTTGGCAAGATTGTTGACGAAAATGTACCGAAGGACGCACAGACCGTCGATCCCAATTCGGCCAACTCCTCCCTCAAGTCCGCCTTGTCGGGCATGGACGGTCTCCAAATGGCTCTCCTTGCCGGCGCCGCTGCCGTTGCGATTGGCTGCGCCTACGCCTACCTCTTGGCCCAGAAGCGTTCGGAGCTCGAGAAGGGCTTTGGCCTCCACGTCCAATTGACCAAGCAGGCCCAGCAACCCACCGGTATTACCCATGAAAAGGTCGGTGTCTATGGCGGCATGTAAGTCAAGCTATGAAAAGCGTTTATCTCCCAGGCATCCTTTGCTCCCCTCTTTGAATAAAAATGGATTCCCGCTCTTTTGAAAATTCCTCCAAGGGCGAAATTACCACAGACATGAATGCAAGATTCCTTCTTGAAATTGATGACGACATTCTCATGGATGGAGGTGTCGAAGAAAGTAAGTCGGTACCACCAACCAGTGAAACCCCTGACACCAAGGTCATTGACTACAAGGCCATGCGTGCCGAAGCGCGGCGGCGCCGCTACCCAGATTATTTCAAGGGAAGGTCAGATCCGTCTGAAGAGCCCGCCGAGGCGCGCACCGAAGGCCCCTTTATACCCCAACGCATTGCGGCCAAGCCCGAGGTGGACACGCGCAAGGCACGCCTCACCTTGGCCATGGACCCTGACACTAAAAAAATTCAAGACGTTCTGGCTGCTGACAATGGAAAAGCATTTGCGGGCTTCTTGAAGAATCCTACCATGGCACGTAAGGCCATCCAGCGTCTCTTGCGTATGAAGTTGCCGTCCTTCCACCAGGTGCGCCTCTTGGCCATGTGGCACCTTCTTCGTCAAAGCCATGCAGCCAATGTAAACGTTGCTCCCAAGGACCGTGCGGCCGTCGCTGACTACTTGGCCGAGGTTCACCAGGTTTTGGATTCGTCTTTTGTGGAGACGCGCAAGCGTCTCATGGTGACCCTTGACGAACCTTCTTGGTTGTGGTTGGATTTTTTTAAACGTTTGTGGACGCCCGAGATGGGACCTGAACTCAAGGCACGTGTGGGAAGTCTCGGCCCCCATGCCGTTCAACGGGTAATCACACCCCTCATCCAAGCCTATCATTTGGAAAACAAGCCCTACCGCCACTTTGCCGGATCGTCACGCTCAGCCTTTCCGGGGGCGTCACGGGGAGGCCATGCAGAAGTTGAGATTCCTTCACTCTGGTACCGATCCCTCTTTTATCCCTTGCTCGGGGGTGAACCACGGGGTCTCTTTGATGACACTCCAATGTCTTTTAAGGAAACTCTGTCTACTATGATGTCTTAAAATAAAATGGATAAAGGTTTGCACGGTACACCCTTTTGTTGGCCCTATGCTTCAAAGGGCCTTTCCTCAAGAGGACTTGAGGAAAAAATGGTTTGGAGCGACTACTTGACATCAATTTCTCCTTGCAAAGATGGCCTGGAGCATTTTGTCTACGTGTTTCAAAACGAACACAAGGACGTTGACACGGTATGGTCAGGCTATGCGATAGGGAATTCCCTCTTTGGTGGATCTCTTGTCATCCTGGAGGAGGGTGAAGCCATCAAGATTCCGATGAGCCGCATACGTAAACCCTCCCTGTCCCGTCAATCATTCCACCAACGCCATCTTTACAATGACATTTGTGCACGTAACTTGGAATTGTCCGAGACACTTCCCACTCTCCTGGCTAATCCTCCCAAAGGAGCAACCTATTTGGTGGTCAAGGTTGCCATCCGCCACTTGCGGAGGGTGTCCACTCGCCACGAACGCACCTACTTTCGCCAAGGTCATGCAAATATGTTGGTCTTTCACTTGGGCACCCGCCACATTTTTCATTTAGAACCCTTGGACCATGTCAAATCACAAGATGTTTTATTAACCATTGAACGATGGCTTGGAACTACCATTTTGAAGAAGCTTCCCAAAGACCATACCTGGGTTCTTGCCTCCAACCTTGATTTTTCTCGAAGCTTTCGTGTCTTTCCTCAACACACCCACTCCACCCTTTGCCGCCTTTGGTCTTGGGTCATGGCACTGACACTTATCCACAATAACGTCAAGTCGTCAGCTTCCTTGGTGTCGGTTCTTCAAGTGTTTTCACACCATTCCCATGTCATTCTCAAACTCATTATGTTTTTTCACATCTTGACCTTTCCTCCACGAACCTGCTTGGCTGCCTGTGAAGGCAGAAACTGCTTGGGAAAAGAACGACGCCCACTCATGCGTGCCAATCTTACTTTGCTTCCCTTGCTTTGTCCTAAGATTCCAGTGGCCCATCGCCAGACCCACTACCTGAAACTCCTGCGTGCTCTTGAAGCAGACACTCCGTCATCGTCTGTCTTGCGCGGGATTGTCGAGCGGTCATAAATAAAAAAAAGAGTTGCCTTTTCCCCGAAAAAAGGGGTTGGATTTATTTAAAACACTGGAGTTCCCTCGTATTGAGTGTCTGATTGCATTGATAAAAACTGGGGCATCGGAATGTCTCCCGTCTGACCACCACCCATAGATCCCGGAGGGCCATCCATAGATCCCGGAGGGCCACCAGGACGACCACCTCCCATCATGGCGTCATAGTGAGAAGCACCTTGTTGCTGCTGGCGTGCACGTTTTGATCCAGGAGGGGGCATGTTAAACCCTGGTTGATTTTTCATATTCTGGCCAGGTGGTCCCATGCCATGAGGATGACCGTGCGGGTGACTTTGGCCCATCGGTGGACTGCCCATTGAACCTCCTCCCATCACGGCACCAAAGGACGGCATGTAGGACCCGTCAGTCATGGTACCTTGAGAAGGGCCTGGGGGCGCGTGACCCATAGATCCCGCAGGGCCACCCATAGATCCCGCAGGGCCACCCATAGATCCCGCAGGGCCACCCATAGATCCCGCATGGCCACCCATAGATCCCGCAGGGCCACCCATAGATCCCGCAGGGCCACCCATAGATCCCGCAGGGCCACCCATAGATCCCGCAGGGCCCATCACACCAGGTCCCATCTGCATAGGCATTGACGGGGGACGCGCCGGAGCCGGTGGCATCATGGGAGGGCTGGCGCTGGCCATTGGTCTTGGCATCGGTTGGCCCATACCTCCAGGGTGTGCCCCAGCAGGTGGAGGGTACATCTCAAAACCAGACCCCATGAGAGAGGAGCCGCGGTCATTGAAACCAAAGCCATCAGCTGGAGGAAGATCGCCGGGACCTGTCGGAGCTCCCATAGAAGGTCCAGACATGCCACCCATAGGAGGGCCACCTAGACCACCTGCCGCCACCATGGGTGGCCCTTGGCCCATTGGACCTCCTTGGGCCATCTGGGCCCGCTGGACCATTTCGGCATACTTTGGATTTTTCAACATGTCTTGTTGCATCGACTCATGCATTGCCTTTTCATGGGCACGCCGCTGGGCTTGTTGTTGAACAAAAGCTTGATGAATTTGGCGGCCTTCCTGGGCCAAAACCGTTGCCGCGTATTGGTAAATGGATTTCTCTACTTCTTCATCCGAGGTGGTTGGGTCACGTGCCCTCGTCACGAGTTCGTGAATCATCTTTACGACTTACGAAATAAAAGGAACATCGTGATTTGAGAAGGTTTGGACTTTTCAACTTACAATTTAAGGAAATTCATCTGTTTGATTTCAAAAATGCAACTAACCCTCTCGAAATAAATGACTGAAAAACTTTCAGACTGGCGCCATGCCTTGTGTTTTCGGGCGAATCGCCCCATGGACAAGGAAGCTGCACATAGCTTTCAAATTACCTATTCTTCCAAGGAGGAAGCCATTTTTTATTTGATTGATGACGAAGGAAAGGGTGATGAAATCGCCGTTGAAGCCCCCTTCCTCACCATTGAACCGCTGGGCGTGTTTAATTTTCTGAGGCGGGTAGGGCCATCCAAGACCCATGGAAGTACCATTCCGTGGCTTCGATGTGTGGCCTTTGTAATTAAAAATTATGGCAAATCCTCATCATCAAAAGACGAGACGACCTACCGTCTTGTTGCAATGGACATTTGGCTGAATGTGGTGCCTCTCGAAGCCGACCACTCCTCGATCTACATGGTTCCGGGGTTGTGCCGGTTCATCATGGCGGTGAAGGAGGCAGCGGGTCTCTTGGAGCATGTCCCGTCGCGCCGCAATCCTCTTGCCCGACTTCCACGCCGACTTAACGACTCACGGCTGACCCTTGAAGATAAACTTCAAGTGCGCTTGGAAGCTCATGGTGAAGAGGCAATTACCATCTTGGCCTTACCCGGCCTCCGTCTTCCGCTAGAAACCCCCTCGGCTGACCAAGTTATCTACGTGGACACTCTTCACGGTTCATGGGAATGTCAACCCGTTGTTGATGTGTCTACCTCTTGGACCGTTGTGGGATGTTTGGCGCGGGTCCCGGTCCTCTACTATGCCTATTACCATTCCATGACTGCTCTCAAGGGAAGAGGAAGTGATGGGACCTCCAAGGGCCCGCGACTCGTTGTGTCTTCTCACCTCCACAAGTGGGAGGCAGAGGCTCCAGAGGGTATGATTCTTGTGCGAGGATGGGAGGACATGGTTCACTTGACAACGAGCAACTTGAATGAGTCGTCTGTGACGGTTGTAATTGACGCTGGATTTTATGCGTCGGATGGTTACGATGATTTTGTTGTGAACCTCACGGGCATGATGCTGGAGGAACCCCTGGCCATTCTGTACTCGATGGGACGTCGAAGTGCCCTTCACGACTATGCAGCGAGGCATGCGGGTAGCCTCGTGACACGACAAAACATTTCAGCGGTTCATCTTGTAGACGCTCGGCGTGCATGGGACACGTCGGCTTCCTTGGGATCCCTTGGTGGCGTTCCCTTGGAGTTTATTTCTTGGGATGTTGTGGCCTGGGAAGACATTCGCGGCATTCCTCTCCACTACTACCGAAGACTCTCTGGAATGATGACAAACTTTCACCTAGGCTTCACCCCGTGGGAACCCACAACAGAATCGCCCGAAATGCTTTTCATGCGACACCTTTGCATCCGTCCATCCCAAACCTTTCCCTACGTCGCCTCACAAACCCCAAATGCCACGGAACTCCTCCACGCCTGTTTCTCTCCAATGGACATCACGTGGTCGCCCAGACGCGTCTCGAACATTGAAAACAAACTGGTTACCCTGAACCCTTATGAAACCTATGTTGTTGCGCGTGGAGGACAGGAGCTTGGCGACATGAGCCAAGAAGAATTGGCCTCTGTTGTGACGGTAGCCACTCAAAACGTGCGATCAAATCCAATGGCTCATTTCACCTTGTGTTCCCCTGACAACTTGCCTAGTCTTATTGAAGAATTTTACAACCAAGAGATTCGAGCGACAAGGGCACGTCTCGACACCAAGCAGAAACGCTATGACTCTAACCTGGAAACCTTGGAAAAGTTTGAAGCCCTTCCTCCAGCTCCTACAGAGGAGCGTGTCCCACGTAGAATTCCACCCCCGCCTCCTCCCCGCCCTTCCTCTTCACCCGCCCTCAACCGTTTGGCTGCTTCATCTATTAGTAGAACCACAAGCCGGACGAATTTGCCGACTCAAGGAGGAATGTCAAGTCAAGGAGAAGGACCGGGGGGTGTTGGCCATTCCGAGCCAAACCCTCTGGATGCATTGCGTGCCCTTGGAGAGCGCCTCATGATGATGAGGGATAGCGGTGAAGAGACAAGTGTCGTCACGAGGCAGCCGCCTGCCACCCCCACTCTTGGGACAAGCTCTTCAGTGTCTTCGGTGACAACTGCATCACAGGTTCCAGATATGGCAACGTCCACAGCTCTTTTACGAGATTTGGGAATTGGAGAAGGAAGCCAAGGATGGGGGAACATTATACCTGGCGAGAATATTTCTGCTCTTATTTGGTCGGCCATTCGTCAACAAGGTCTTGATGGGGCGGGACCGGGAACTTCACAGTTTGTGAGTGGATCCATTGCTCTTCCAGCCTCTTCTCTTATTATGGACCAAGCCACAGGAGAAGTGGACATTTCATTGGAATTTACAGGGGAACCCCGGATGATTGATTTGGGAGAAGATTCCCTCGATGTGGACGCCTCTGAACAAACTGGAGGTCTAGAGGAGTCACTTCTGCCCAGTGAAGACCCCTTGTCACCCCGTCTTCCTCCCTTGGCACCTGCAGCAACTTTTCCCTCTGGAGTTGCCGCTTCACCACGTTCTTCCAGGCTTCCTGAACCAAGTGTCGTTGACTCTCCGACTGAGGCATCGGTCCCACTCAGGTCACCCCCTCTGACGACATCACTACCCGTCGCAACTCCTCCACCAAGGTCACCATTCCCCTCATCCCAAGGACCACGGCCACGTCATCGCCGAAACCGCTTGACGCGGGTTGGAGTGGGCCGGGTACCGGCGGACCTTCAAACGGTTGTTATGACTCAACAACTTGAAAGGGAGTTGGCCCTCCTCCTTGAGGATATGGCCTCCTTGTCAAAATATGTCAAGGAATTGACTTTGCAAAAAGCAAGAAATGTTTCCTTGGCTCACACCTTGGTGGATTTGGTCAAAGAGACATGTTCAGTGTGCAAAACAGAGCAATGCCAGGTAATTGTCCCTTGTATGCATCCCTTGTGCGCCGCCTGTGCCTGGCGTATTTTCACGTCTGAATCCTCATCGATGGCAGGTGGTCGTCAAGTGAAATTTGCTCCATGTCCGTGTTGCAAAGCGACAATAGAACTATCAAATGTCTTTTTCCCCATCCTCAAGACACCTCCTCCCACTCCTGAAGAAACGTCTCTTGCGTCTCTGGTCGATTCCGTTTCGGTGGCGGTTGTTGAAGCCTTGGCCCAGTGGACACGGGATCACCCGGCACGGATGGCGATGGTCGTAGCCAATTCGGATGTACAAATTCAAAACTTGACACTTGGAATTTATTTCTATGCCCTCCTCTACAACCTCCCAAGTTTCAAAACCCTCTTGTGGGAACCCGGAACTCCAACAGATCCATCGGTAGGCTTGCCTATTTTTATTGTTCACGTCCAAGACTTGGCGGCCTTCCCAGTCCATTTGCCAATTGAGCATGTCTTTACAACCTTTCAAGTGGATGACGACCTTTCACAACTCCCCCTCTACCGTCACTACCTCCCCAACGAATTCAAACTTCCTCCGGTGACAACCTTTTCTTGGTTTTCGACTCCATAAATAAATATCGGTCTATATGGTAATGTTATTGGTTTTTTGTGAAGAGATTCGTGTCTAGTGACTTACTTGGGAGGAGCATAGATGGTGTGAGAGTTGCGCGAAGCCTCGGCAAGGTTGGACGTCACGCGTGCCGTCAATTCACGCTGGGCCTCGAGGTCAGAGCGGGTGCGCTCAATAGCATCCTTGTGCACCTCAATCTCGGCATTCTTTTGCTCAAGAGCGGCAGCCAACTTGGCAGTTTCCGCGACATGCTCAAGCTGCTTGGCGCGCAAAGCAGCCTCCTTCTCACGCTGGCACGAAGCCTTCAACTCAGACTTGGCCTCTTCCAAGCGGGTAGCAAAGTTTGCCTCAAAATCGGCAACCTTTTCACGGAGAGCCTCCAACTCGTCCGCATTGATGGGAACCTCACCCGACTTGCGAAGGGTCTCGACGGCACCCAAACGGCGGTGCTCGGCCATGTAGTTCTCAAAATCCACCTCGGACCGCTTGCGCTTCTGTTCAAAATCCGCCTCGGCGTCGACCAACTCTTGGCGCTTGGCGTCAATACGCATATCAAGGTCCCTCAGGGCCTCAGCCTCCAACTCTTGATAAGACGCCACCGCCTTGTCAAATGTGTCTCTAGCCTTGGTAATGTTGTTGATTGCCTTGGCAAGGATCAATTTCTCGGATTCGCCAGCCTTTACACCACGTTTTGCCGACATGTTACTTTTTTTTACATGGGGTCAATCAAAAACTGGACGGGAAATGAACGACAAATTTGGCACCTCGACCTCCTGCCATCCCTCCACCAGATATTCTCCACATGACTCTCGACGAAATGACAGGTCTTCGAACTAACCTTGGGAGGCCGGGGTTGGTGCCACCCGTCAAAATTGGCCGGACTCTGTAGACATAATTTCATAAAATTTGGGCTCGAAATAAGAATTACCCAATCATTTATTTGATTCCTCCCAAAAACCACAATAGATTTTGTCATGGCGCATTCCAAGCCATGTTTCCGGCCGTCCAAGTCGGTTGGTCTGGCAGCTGCCATTATCTTGGCGGTTGGTGTTGCTCTTTGTGTGCCACTTTACACTGAACTTATAGACCAAATCGAGGGCTTGGAGCGTGATGACTTTGAAAGTTCAGCGGATCTCATCTTCAAGTCTTTTTCGATTTCCATGGCGAACCATGTGCGGGCGGCTGACCTTGTAAAGGTAACTCTTGCCCAAGAGCCAGGCCCCCCAACAACTACACGCGAAGTCATTGACCAGCTTTCTATCCAGTTGATTGCTGGCTACCCAGACATTATCTCTGCCTCCTATTCAATACTAGTTTTCGCCGATCAAATTGAGGAATGGGAAGAGACTTTCAATAGGACCATAAAGCCTCTTGAACCCGACGAGTTTTTTGTCAACCAGTCGACTTTTATCGTGACTACCTTCTTGGCACCTGGTTTACAATTCTTGGAAGGTCGTGACCTTTTCTCTTCGAGTGACAATGCAGCATTTTGGACAGAGGTTATTGAAAAGGGCAATGCAAGTTTCTCGCGCATCGCCTTTAACACTGCTCGTCAAGCGTTTACACAATTTGTGGTTGTTCCGATACAGGGATCTACAAATCGGGGTCACCCAGGATCCTTTTTGGCCTTTATCTCGCTTCTTCCCGTCTTGTTTGACCCTCTGCCCTCCAACCCCTCCGTCTCTGCCACAGTTCTTGTCAATGACACGGAAGTCTTTCGGACGTCGGAAGTCGCGGACGGGTCAAGCGCCCTTCGTTCTTGTCTACCCCTTCCAGTCCTCAACCAAGAGTGGACATTTTGCTTTGAAGGCTCTGAAAGTGCTTTTCGACGAGATGAGGATCGACAATATGTCCTCCTTGTCATCTTGTTCATTGGCGGTCTGGCCTTGACTGCCGTTGCGTTTGGAGTTTATGTCGATTATTCCAGTCAAAAACGCATTAGTGAAGCCGGAGCAACCCAACGCCAAATTGCCTCTTGGGTTTGTCACGACATGCGGGCACCCATAGGACGCTTGCGCCAATGGCAACAACTGGGTCCCGTCTCGGATGACCGGCTTTCGATGGAACTTGCCAAGATGGAAGGTGTCACACGAAATGTTTTGGAAGTCGACCGTCTCATGCTTGGCTCGTTTCAACCTAGGCTAGAACGCGTGGAGATCGAAAGGTGGCTACTCAGTCTTTTGGCAGATATCTTGCCCTCAAAAGCTGCAGATCTGCATGTTTCCACAGGGACCGATCTGCCTAGCCATGTAAGCTTTGACAAGGGGCGCCTTGAGCAAATTCTTGTGAATATCATCAACAATGCAGTCAAGCACAATGCTGGAGGTGTAATCCAGCTTTTTGTAGATAGATTCCAGGAAAATCTCGTTTTGTCCGTCGTCAATTCTGGGTCAAACCCGTTGCCCACTAAGCAGAAACTCTACAAGCCACCGCCCAACTATGCTCACGCCCAACGCTTGCATCGTGCGACATATGATAAAACGATTGCCGCCTTTAACATGTCTTCACCAGTAGAACGGTCTACACATACTGTAGAATTACGCCCTCGAAGAAACACGTCATCGAACGCATCATCCATTGGGTGGGGCCTCACGATTGTGAAGATGTTGGCAATTGGTCTGGGCGGCGATTTTGAAATAGTTATGGATCCAGAGTCCAAGGTCGTGACGGCAACGGTACGTCTTCCTTTGGTTAGTGACGAAACTGGTATAGAATTGCCCAAGTCAAACCTACCTCTTTCTTCTCGTCAAGGGGTTTCCCATCCTGATTCCCCAAGGATTGACGAACCATCCATCACAGAACCATGTCAAGCTGTATGATCTACCCCTTTAAATAAATCAATGGCTACCTTCAAACAAGGTACATGGCCTTTTAATTTTGGGATTGGTATATCTCCATTTAAACCTTTGGATAGCTTGGTTGCCGCCCATGACGCGCGCAAGGTTGCCTACTCACCGCCTCGGGGCCTCGTGACCTTGCGAGAAGCGGCCGCAGCCTTTATGGGGCCACGTGTTGGTCGGGATGTAGACGTGAGCCAGATCGTTATTGGGGCAGGTGCCAAGCCGCTTATCTGGGCGATTATTCAAGTGTTGGGGAAGCGTGTCGTCCTCGTTGAGGGGTCTTGGGTGTCCTACGAAGCCCATGCAGCGATGGCCTCCAAGGAGGTTGTCTGGGTCACGGTCGATAAGGGAAGGGGTAAGATGGCATGGGAAGCCTTGGAGAAAATCCTCCAAGAAGATGATGTCTTGATTGTCAATTCACCCTCCAATCCGTGGGGAGTGGTCTATGGAGAGGAAGAGAAGGAAAGAATTGGAAAATTAGTAGAGACAAGACGGGCGTGGCTTATTTCAGATGATATTTATTGGCCCCTTGCATCAAAGGAGGTGAGAGAAGCGACGCGGACATCGGTGATGGCCCATTGTCCTAGGCGAGGCATTTTGATTGACTCCTTGTCCAAGTGGGCGTCTTGTGCGGGATGGCGTATAGGGATGGCATGTTTTGGCGACCATCCAGTCTTGGCCAAGGCTTTGGATGACGCCGTCTCGATAACAACCCAAACCTATTCATGTGCGCCAGTCCCGGCTCAGCATGCGGCTCTTGCGGCCCTTTCCCCGCCTCTTTGGCCAATCCTCGAAGAAGCTCGTGACCATCAAGTTGCTGTCTTGGATGTTATTCGGGACTATCTATGGGGCCGCTTTTCGTCATCTTCCGCCTGGTCTTCAGAGAGGTGCCGTCTTCCTTTGGTAAAACCTCAAGGAGCTTTTTACTTTTTCCTTCCCATGACCCAGGCCAAGGTTGGGGAACTTGATGACGCGGGGATACGGGTTGTGGAAGGGGAGGCCTTTGGCCTGGCAGGCTATGCCCGTATTTCCTTTGCGGCTTTTGATGGTGATGTCATTTTGCGGTGTCATCTGGAAGAAGCGGATGTGGGGAGTGATGGATGGATGACACGCCATGCGGGCCACCTCAAGGAAGGTATTGACAAGTTGATTGAAATTTGTGAAAATTCCGCCAAGGGCGAAATGACCACAGACATGAATGCAAGATTCCTTTTTAAAAATTGAAAACGTCGAGGCAGTCAGGATCCATACCACACAAATAAAGAATGACTCAAGTCTATGCTCTCTCTATTTTCCATGGCCATTTTCTTTGGTCTTCCTTTGAAGATTGGTCATCCATAGGCTGGTGGTCGCGCAAGACGACACGCGAATTTACCCGAATGACCATGCGTAAAGTGGAAATGGAAGAAGAGGCGATCGAAAAAGGCCACCGCTTTGCTGTCTTTCTCGTTCCTAATCAGAAGCTACGGATTGTTGTCTATCGGCCAGAGCTTGGCAGGCCAAGACTTGTCGTGGCTGCACGAGAGGATTATTCTTTGAGTGCCCTTCGTCAGCTCATGGTCCAAACCTACCCCCACTTGGGCATGCCGCCGGGACGTCTCACCCAAGACACTCCAGAAGAGGCCTTGGCAGCGGACCCCGCCTTGGAAGCCGCCTTCAGACGTCTGGGTGACCCCGGATCCTTGACCAAGATAGACAAGGTAAAGGCCGGCATCGAGGAGGTACGGGAAGTCATACTCGATTCAATTGACAAGGTGCTTGAACGTGGGGTCAAGCTTGATGAATTGGTCGAAAAATCAAATGATCTCTCTGCCCAATCCAAGTTATTTTACAAACGGACAAAAAAGTTAAACTCGTGTTGTGTAGTGGCTTAAAGTAGTGATTGGTTGATGGTCCACAAAACCAGCAGAAAAATTGACCAAGCATAAAAAATGCTATGGTTGATTGGCTTGACGGCCAATTGTATCAACGACAATAAAATAGTGTCCCCCTTGTGATGGGCAAGTATACCAATTTTTTCAGAGAAAATTACAAGTGTGGAAAGATGAAATCATTCAACGAACACAAGGAGAGTGATGGTAAACACGTCGTTCAAGGCAGATGTGCATGTGGAAAGGGACATCCCGATTGTACTTGGAGACATGTGATTGATGAAAAGGGAAATGTTATTCAGTCTAAAGAGACAGCCTGTCCGTGCGCTCTAGGTGGTCCAAAAGGAAATTTTTCAAGTTCCCCCAGGGGCATCAAGGTAGGAACTGGGATCGCCATTGGCTTTTCCATTCTGGGTGCCATTGTTTTGATTGTCGGTATCGTCTTTTTAGTCAAGCATCACAAGAAGAAAAAGACTACTTCCTTGGTGGATATTGTAAACCAATAAAGTAAATTTTGTTATTCGCCATCTGACAATGATTCTTGGGACGAAGTGTCCCGAGAAATTCCCGTGGTCCAAAGACGCATCAAGCACTGGCCGTGACACTCGGAAGAGGCATCACACTCCGGAAAGGCTTTTAGACCTCCGACACGGCACCCATCAAAATCTACCGCCTCGAGAGGCCGCACTTCATCATCTTCATCCTTCCTGGAGTCTTTGAGGTAGCATTCAATGCTACAGAAGCTCCCGCGGTTTCCATCGACAGCCTCTTGGCCCAAGCAGTAGTAGGTCCCTGCGGGTGCCTCCCCACGTGAGCCGATCCCCGCAAGACTAATCACAAAGACCAAGGCGGAGTAGGCTGGGCAAGGAAAAGGTTCCAACTCTTCATCAAAGTGTTCGGACGATTTGGAAGTGGTTTCATGATTGTAAATCACGAACATAAAATTTCACGTGGCTCTTTTTGGAGGAGTCGCCTTGATTCCAAACGACATGTGGTGGTGTGGCAAGTCTTGGAATGAAGACGGAGGGAAAAGTCAGATACAAAATGCTTTGAACAATGGATACAAACATGCTTCGTAAAATGGGGCACTAAAACAACTGCAGCACATGCGGCTAGTAACTTTGAATGGGTCCACCCTTGACGCGTAGACCGACTAAAATAATCCTTAATTTTAGAAATTAAGCATCGAGGAAATCCAAATTGATGATGTGAGGAAATATCTTCAAGGCGTTGCAAAACACTAGACGGACAAGTTCTGGAAGACCCAGACGGAAGTTCTTGGATGAGGGTCGTGAGGAAATCACAAGTATGTTTGACAGACCAATTTTCTTCGACTTGTAGGTCAGACCAGCTTAAGGAAAAGTCACTGAGCACAAGAGACATTGTAGCATAAAAGGGATGCATTTGGCCAAGGCTACTACTCGAGAGGATGCGCATTTGAAGATATCCAGGATTGTAAAATGACGAGGTGAACATTTCGTGGTCCTCAAAAGATAAAGAACATTAAATTTCCTTAAATTGAAGGATCCTCCTTAAATTGATGACTTACTGTAAAATACATTAAAGTTTGAAATGGGTAACTTGATGTGTTGGTGTCGTGCGAAGAAAGAAAAGTGGCAGGTCTACCACAAGGGAAAAATAAAAACGATTCAACCTTTGCCTAGCGTGCAGAGTTTTGCGGCTTGGGCAATCCCCGCTTTTAAGCTTGAGTTTCTAACCGTTCCCTCTATCGACCCAGTCACCCGCCTCACATGGTCTTCTCCGTTGCCCCCACGACCCGTGTCGATTGTCCTTCAAGACGGCCAGCTCGGGCGGAAGTTGACTTTTCAGGTTTGGGAAGTGAAAATGGAGAATTAAAGAGGGGAACACATTCAAATTTTCTCCCTGACAAATGGAAGACATTGATTCGGGTGCGTCAAGCTATGAAGCCTCTGAACCATCCGTATATTCCTCAGATGAAGAAGACGAAATGGACGTGGTGCGGGGACCCAAGCCACCGTCCTACCCGTGGTATGGAGAGGAGGGTCTTCCCGAGAGGGAGGAACAGATTGCCGGTCTCGTCGGGGGACGCTACCGCCTCATTGACCTCTTGCCCCTCCCATGGACTGAAGCGATTGGCCTAGAAGTTGCCGATGTTTTGCTAGGCGAGGTCCAAGGCCACCTCATCCCCTCTCTCCGCAAGGACATTGTCTACCCGGACCCCGCCTCCTATTTTCATGTCCTGGACAAGCCGCCGTCTGAGGCACGTGTGATTATCCTGGGCCAAAACCCTTACCATGGACCCAACCAAGCCCACGGGTTGTCGTTTTCTGACAATTCAGGAGGCTTTGCCCCCTCCCTCAACAACATTGTCAAGGTGATCAAGGCAAATGGTTTCATCTGTCGTCCCGAGGCCCGCAAGGATGGAAAACCCAAGGGAAACCTCGACCATTGGTTTGATCAGGGAGTCTTTTTGCTCAACACGGGCCTTTCAGTGATCCGTGGTGAAGGGTCTTCCCATATGGACATTGGGTGGCAAGATTTCACCGATGCCATTATTGGAATCTTGGCTGCCACGGGCCCTCCAAAGGTCTTTTGCTTGTGGGGGAAACCGGCTCAGCGCAAAGCAAAACTCATCGAGGCAAAGGCCAAAAAGGAAAAGATTAAGCACTTGATCTTGATGAGTTCCCATCCATCCCCTCTGTCTTTTCACCGCGGCTTCAATGAGTGCAAGCACTTTGCCGAAGCCAATGCCTTTTTACGTGGAAATGGCTTGGATGAAATTGATTGGGATTTTTCTTAAGCGCGTCGAAAGCCCTCTCTCCATTTTGTTAACCTCTTGAATAAACACCCATGGCTGATAAGCTGAAAACATCCATTAAGCAATTTACCCGTGAAGAGTTGGAGGAACTCCAAAAGGAAGAGGCCAACCGCGTGTGGGTAGAGGAGGAAAAAGAAGCACCCACTGAGGTATTGACGGCTGAAGAGGCTGCAACGGCCTACCAGGACATTCGACGGGCCTACACCACCCTCCGCGAAAAGCACGATGACTGGGAGGATGACCAGATCCGTGCCGAGATTGAACGGACCGGGTCTCCCCTCGTCCTCCGTTTTCGTCGGGCATACAAGGACTATTTTTGGTGGAGAATCACCGACCGGACCGTCACGGAGAAGATGTTGCGTCACTATGAGTTTATGATTGTCATGCGGAAGCACATCCAGGACGGGGAATTCACGGAGGAGGGTGCCGCCGACATTGTTGCGCGTGTCACCAATGACTTGACGACACGTGATGCAACAGAGGAGGAAATGAAAACGGGCAAGGTTCAGGAAAAAATGTGGGAGGGCAACCCCTTGCCACGTGACGTCATGGAAGATCCTCTCAACCAAAGTTCAGGCAAATTCCTTGAACGGGACGGCAAGCGGATCGCCAAGGTTGCCAAGGCGGGAGAGGCGGTCCACCTGGACCCTTCGCGGATGGTAAAGGTGGAGAGGAAGGATCAGAAGGCAATTGCGAAGGCAGAGGTCAAGGCCCTCCTTTCCGAAGTTCAGAGGTCCACGACGCGCCTCGGTCTCGTCAATGCCTTGCGCAAGCTTCAGCGCCTCTTGACCCGGACACCCCAAGGGACTACGATTGACGTAAATGGTCTTGACACGGTGTTTCGCATGAAACAAAGCCACGCCTCGTCCGTGTGGAACCGTGAAATGTCGGGTCTTGTGGGTCGTATCCTACGTCTTGCCCGTGAAAAATCTCAGCCTGTCAAGGAAGCCATTCCAAATGAACCGGCAGAGATCACAGACAGAGGGGATGATAAGGCTTGAAATTTTCAAGTTGAGCCACAAGTGGTAATCCATCAAGTCATTTTCCTTGCCACCCAATAAACATCATGTCCCACTACCGCGAGTTGATTGAAAAGTTGTCTTCCCGCCACGTCGAGCGTGACGATTTTGAGGAGCTTTACTCCGTCGCGACTGAGTCTCTGGCGGAGCTCCCCGCGGCGGATCGCACCCTTGTGGAGCGCCACGCGACGGTTCTTGCGGCTGCCGTTGTCAGCCAGACCAAGGATGCCAAGTCTGCTGTGGAGCGCCTAAAGACCCTGGAGAAGCAGGTTCTGCTCAAGAAGGTTTCCTTTGTCCCTCTGGAGATGGGCATCAACCGCCCCCCTCTCCCCGTCAAGTCACGCTCGACATCCTTCTTTTCCATTGTCATTTATGCCGTGGTGGCCCTTCTCGTCATGATGGTCCTCATGGGCGTCTTGCGCCGCTAAATCTCTCAAATAGATTTAATAAAAATCTTTTATTCCCCAGAATTTTTAAGTATACAACTCTGTGATAACCAACACGATTTTTGTGCATTCAAGTGGGTCGGTTGTTCCACTAACAAAATCAAATGAAAAATCTGAAGTGACGAGATTTTTCTCCACACTGCCACTTACCGACGATTTTTTTTTTCGGATCCTCTTCCATCAAAGTCTGTGAAGATGATGGGGCCTGCCGAGTTGTTATCGTCAATTGTCAATTCACCGCGAAACCAGTCCCCTCCAGATCCAGACAATAAAAAAATGTCTGCGCTAACGTTGGCCACCACACCTATCGAGTCTGAATTTGTAACGGTTTCACTAAGAATATGGTTCTGGGTGGGCGGGTCAAAACTTACATCTGCATAGGTATAAATAACTCAATACCCGTTTCACCGATATTTCACGGGTGGGAATCGGGAGTCGTGGAAGACTACTGTGCCAAACATCCTGAGAAGCACGTCAAGGTCGTCCGCAAGAACAGATGGTACTACAATGTGTACCCAAGTGGAGAAGAAATTCCATTTTAGAGGTCTGGTAAGAGCGAAGCTCGAACCTTGGATCCATAGGATCCGGAGGCCAATTCATACCCCCTCCAACCCTTCACTTCCAAACCACCCTCTCCAACCACTTCCTCCCACCCCTCCACCAAGCAACCCACCAAAACCAAGCATCATGGCTACCCTCGCTACCGCTCTTCCCTCTCTCGCCTCCTCTGCCTCTGGAGCCGACTACGCGCTTGCTTTGTCCTACACCACCATGAGGGAACTGGTGAAGCCCTACTCCACGTTTGAAGAGCGCGACGCTGCAGCCTCGTCGATCCTCTCTGCCCTCGCGACTTCGTCGAAGCAGGCACGCATGGTGGGCGACCAACTCATCATCATGCTCGAGCGGCCTTCCAAGGCGACCCTCACTTCGGTAGACCAGGCGCGGATGAGCCTTCTTTAGGAAATAATCACACAGATGCGTTTTTATTTTTTCAATTGAGATGAGCCGCACCCCATGGATCGACCATGTAGCCAGACCGTCCCGGAACGTATTGGGGCATCTGGGACGTCGCAGAAGTCCACGTTCCTGCCGCCGTCCCGTAACGCCCCTCGTCTCCATGCCATTCCTTGGGCCACCAGTAGGCCGTATGGGGTTTGCCGCCCATGAAATTGGAGTAGTGTTTTTTGGTTCCCTTTGTTCCACATCGTCCGGCAGGGGGTACGGTTGGAGGAGTCGAAAGGCCGTCCCCGACAATTTGTCCATTGATTGCTTCTTGGTTGAGGAGGCCACACTGGACATAGCCTCGATTGTAAAATGGATTTTCAACAATGTAATTCATACCACATTGGACTTGTGGAATGATGGATGTCAGCTTGGACCAGCCCATCGACCGTTTGGCTTCAACTGCAGCAGCTTCTGCAGCCATTGTTTTGTAGCGCAGGTCGGCTGTTGAGGGGGTATGGACACTCGCCAAGTCAGTGGATGCGGCGCGCATGGCATCACCGAATGCAGCCTTTGCATGGGGAGCGTCTGCCGGAACGAGGGGTGTCGAAATCGATGTCGCCCCAAAGGGTCGGGCAGACGATGCTGCTAGGTCATTCATGGTTCCCAAATTGGGAATTCGTGGGGCTCGTTGACACATGTTTATTGGGATAGAGGTAAATAAATGGGTACCTGTTGTTCGAAAACTGGAGGTTTAGAGGTGCCCTTGGCAAAAAATCACCCTCAAGATTGCATGCTTTGTCAGACTAAAACCTTGCTCTATGTTGACGATGACGCAGACAATCTAGACTTGTTTGGTGGTGTCTTGGCACACAAGTGGAAATCCAAGGGATGGGGGCGTTCTCCCCCACTTGAAACCGTCCTTTCCGGAGAAAAAGCGGTGGAACTTGTCACATCTCACCCCAACCGCTTCCCCATGATAATTTGTGATTACAGCATGCCAGGAATCAACGGGGTTGAGACCTGCCGCCGTTTGATGTCCCTGAAACCAACCATAGACTGCTGTATCCTGTCGGCATTTGCACCTTCCGATGAAAGGAAAAAGTCTCCCAAGATACAATTTTATTCAAATCCAGAAGATCTTGAAACTCTCTACTCGAGGATACATGAATTTTTTGGGCAGTGCACACAAAGGTAAAACATCATCCGTAAAAGGGTTGACGTCTAGTCGTTGAGGGCGTGCTTGTGGTCGGGTAGGTTTGGGAAGGAGCTGGGGGAAAGGGGCAGTCTGGGAGAGTGGGAAGAGGTGCCGGTGCGGCGAGGCTTGGATGGCTTTGGGATGGCGCCACTGCGTCTCTCTCCTGGATGTGAAGGTCGTCACCTACCAAGGCCTTGGGCGCACCATCCACCATCGGGACGGGAACCTGGTCAGCCGCAATCCGTGCATGTTTCATTTGAAACTCACGAATGAGGTCTACTTCCCGTTGGACATGCTTGATTTCGTGCTTGAGCTCCTCAAGACGTTTCCTTAGTGGGCCCTCTTCATCACGTTTGGCTGCGACTTCCTGGAGGATCGTCTTGTTGAGGGCCACAGCCTTGGAGTAATCCACACAAACCTTCACCCCGTCCATGTTGATATGGGGAAAGAGCTGGGTGAATTGGGTACCCGCAGGCGTCTTGAGTTGTTCCACCATGGACATGAGGGCGTGGAAGGTTTCGATAATGTCGTCATCCTTGGCCCGGGGTCCCCGGAGAGGTTCGAGCCTCTTCGCCATCCCGTCCATGACTTGAAACATGTGGATGCGCAAATCATTGAGTTTGTCTTGAATAAACTTCATGTTGTTTTCATACTTGGCTTCGACTGCCTTGGTGGACAAGACTGCCTTGTCATACGAAGCAGAGGCTTCTTCCCTCTGGCGGTGGAGGGTGTCCAACTGGCTGTCGCATGCCTTGAGTTTCTCCATGAGGGACATGTTCATCTCCTTTGTTTCGGGGGTGGCCATGGAGGTAACCCTCGCGAGAGCCCCTCCAGCACTTGACACAATGGTCGACAAGGGACCCGACAACCAAGAGGCCCAATGGGATTTGTCTTCGGGACGGGTGAGGGAAGGCACCTGGTTTGTGGCAATGACGTCTGTGGAAGAGGTTAAGGCCAAGGCTTGGGATGTGTGGGAAGGGCGATCCATTTATTTGTGATGCGGTATTTTTTATTTTTTATCCAAACGTCATGGAACCTGGTTGGATCTTTGCTACAGTGGAGCTTTTTCATTTGAATCAAAGGTGCAAATACTCCGGTTTGATTTCTTGTACATAGTTCAAGAATTTGAATCAAAGGATCAAAATCGGCTGTAAAGTAAAACACTCCCCCTTCCAGGCTTGGCCTATGACATCAACCACGGAATCATGGCTCATATCAAAATTGACACCCCTTGCCACTACCTATCTTGAAGAAGCGTATGACGAAAAGGAAGGGATTGCATTTCAAGAGGGAACCTCCAGTGTTACCTTTCTAGGAATCAAGGCTCAAGTCCGCCATGTCACCACCTCACCTGGAAAACTCGAGGTTCAAGATTTTCGTAGGCCCCTGGCACGTGAATGGTTATATCGTTACGGACTTGCGGGTCTCCAACATGAGATAGAGGGGGGATGTGTTGAAGAGGCTTTGGAAAACATCGATACGGCTTAATAAACTGGATGGGCTTCCATAGCTTGGTGGATCACACACATAAACTTGTCATTTTGTGGAACCTTGGAGTGGGTCACACCCATCTCTTTCGATTGATTCACGAAGCCGTCACTGGGCAGACACTTTTCAATGTCTACTCCCTTCTTGACCCCATGCACCCTGATGGCCATGTCTACCACGAGGACCTTGAGACGGTCAAAGGCTTGAAGGACTATGCCATTATTGGCATCATACGTGATCCGTGGTCGCGGCTGACTGCCATTTACGAAGAGTTTGTGTTGCGTCTCAAGGCTCATGCCATGCTCGACATCAAGTACAAATTTGTCAATGGGGTGAATTTCCCCTTTCAAGATGTTGTCAAGCTGGGCGCACTTTTACAACGTGAAGTTCTCGCACCGATTGTAGAGGCCCAAGTCGCCGAGGAGTATCCTGAAGGCACCCGGTTTGTCACCCTTGATAAATGTTACAAGCCACTGAAGGATGCCCTCGAAGAAGGGGGTGCCTCTACGTCGAGCCTTGCGTCCCTCGAGGCTCTCACCTCTCGAGCCTTGAAATCAACGTCAAAATCCCTCAGCCGTAGTTTTATTGGTCACGTTCCACCTACCAACCTTGCTCTGGCCCACCTGCCGCCCTACCGCGCGTTTTATTCCAATGAATTATGGGATATTGTATCGGAAAGTTACGGTGCCGACTTGGCCAAGTGGCCCGAGTTGAACCAAACCTTTTCGAAGGGGAGTGAACCCAAGGAGGTTTTGTGATTTTTTGGCTAAAGTTTGCTCTTTTGAAAATTCCGCCAAGGGCGAAATTAAATGCAAGATTCCTTTTTGGAAACGAATAAATTGATTTCCTACTCATCGTCAGAGTAATCCGAGTCGGTATAGTCAGACCCTGACTCTGAATAATCCGACTCGGTGGAGTAGGCTTCCTCTCCGCCATCCTCGTCCTCATCAGACATGTCTTCATCTGAAGGACTTGGGCTTGACCCAGCCTCAAGGTAGGCCATGTCGGCCTCGTAGCGCTCAATTTGGACCTCAACCTTGTTAAGCTTGTTTGAGGCCGTCTTGTGCTTCTTTCCGAGCTTGGCATATCCGGCTTCATCACCTGCCCGTTCAGCCTTGGCCATTTGAGTCTCGAGGTCACCCAAGAGCTTCTCAAGGTCCTTCTTCTCATCCTCCCATTGGTCAATGTCTCCATGACACACACGGTGATCGTCTTCCAGATCCTTCACTTTAGAGACGAGCAACTGGAGGCGCTCCTTGACGTAGGCGTGGTCCTTTTTGAGGGAATCTCGTTCCTTCTTTTCGGCCGCCGAAAACTTTTTCTTTCCCTTAAAGACATCCAACTCGTCTTCAATCTCTGCGAGTTCGGCCTCGTGGTCTTCAATCTCCGCGTTAAGCTCGGCATAGATTTGTTCTGCCGTTTTAGGCGCCTTGCGAGAACGTAGCTGACGACCCCCTTTGATCACCTTGTCTGCATTTTCACGAATAAACGCGGATTCTTCGCGGTCTACCTGCTCTTGGAGTTTTGCCTTCATCAAACGCCGATCATTTGCAGAAAGGTCACAGAGGTCAATGGAGCCACCCTCTTCACTTTCAATATCCGAAGCGTCATCGTCATCTACGACAAAGCCGTCCCTCTCATAATCCTTATCATCCAAATGCGAGCCCGTATCCGAGATATCGTCGTCGATTTCCATCTCGTCTCTTGTCAAACGTCGGGTTTGGGTTGCCATTTAAGTTTTTGCTTGGGTCAACTAAATAAGATTTCAGATTTTCAACGCAGGTTAAAAATCGAGTTTAAGCCTTTTATTGGGGGATTCATCCGCCGTCACCCCAACCAACGGAAATCCCTTCTGCGTTACAAGTCAACTGAACCATTCGTTGCCTTGTAAATAAACTATCTTTCCTATGGAATACCGAGCAGAAAGAATTTTGTTGACGGGAGGATGTGGGTTCATTGGCGCCCACGTTGCAGCGGAAGTCTTGCGGTCTTTCCCCGAGGCCACCCTTGTAAACATTGACAAGTTGGATTATTGTGCCAACCCCAAGTGGGCCAAAACCCTCGTGGAACCCTATGGCGAGCGCTACCGTTTTGTGTGGGGAGACATTCTGGACCCCTCTTTTCTGCGCTACCTCCTCGAGTCTCAAGAGATTGACACGGTGATGCACTTTGCAGCCCAATCCCATGTGGACAATTCCTTTGGCAACTCCCTGTCCTTTACTCGCAACAACGTTATGGGGACACACGTCCTCTTGGAGGCGTGCCGGGCCTATGGCAAGATCAAGCGCTTCATCCATGTGTCCACAGATGAAGTCTATGGCACGGCGTCCAAGGACGACCCTGCATGGGGAGAGACGTCCATGCTGAAGCCGACCAATCCCTATTCCGCTTCCAAGGCTGCAGCGGAAATGATTGTGTCGGGCTACATTCAGTCTTATAAGATGCCCATCATTGTGACACGTGGAAACAATGTCTATGGACCGGGGCAATATCCTGAAAAGGTTATTCCAAAGTTTATTCTGCAAACTCTTGGCGGAAAGCCGTGCACCATTCATGGAAATGGAGAAAATTCACGGCACTTTGTTTACGTGACAGATGCTGCCAAGGCCTTTGTAAAAATTCTTGCAAATGGGGTGATTGGAGAAACGTATAACATTGGGTGTGAGACTGAAATTACAACCCTTCAAGTGGCATCCGCGATTGCAGATGCCCTCAAGGTAGAAAGGAGTCTTAGGTTTGTCGAGGATCGATGCTTCAATGATTTTCGGTACCCCGTCGAACGTGGCAAGTTGGCATCCTTGGGATGGTCTCCGGAAGTCGAGTGGAAGGAGGGAATTGAGGCGACAGTCGATTGGTATGTTTCCCATGCGTCCACCTATTGGGACCCGAGGGACCTTCAAGGAGTATTGGATGCACACCCCGAGGGGCAAACCTCGCATGCGGCATCTTCGGAAGACTTTTCCTCATCTTCCTGAGAAGCCACAACGGTGGTGGGTTGGCTTGACTGGCCTTGAGTTTCAGACGTCACTTCGCCTTCAGCTGTTGGCTCCGGAGACTCTGGTTTAGGAGCATCCAAGGCAGCAACTTCAGCACAAAGTGACTCTTCGAGTTTAGTCATGACATGCCCTCGCCCCTCCCAAGGGTTCGATCCTGGGGTCCGGTAAGGGTGGGTAATGACTTGGGCTGCTGGTCCATAGCCACGGCGGGAATTGTAATGGTGGTGGGGGTGATGCCCGTGGTTGAATTGGCTCACGTGTCCACTTGGGTGATTTGCAAAATTTCCAGGGTGGGGAAGGTGGGCAGACCGGCTCGGATGATGAACAATTCCGGCAAACTTTGGGTCAATCCCAGCCCCCGCATTTGCTTGTTTCTCAAAGGGCACAAATTCATCCTCCTTCTTAACCCTAAAGGAGCGAAACTCATCTTCCTCTTCGTCGTCATCGGACCCAGACGCTTCAAATGAAGAGCGGTCCTTGGCCTCGTACGGGCGGCCAAGACCTTCCTTGACCTTGGCCAAACGGTCCTGGTAACGTTCCCATTTTTCATTCACAATAATATTGCGATCACCATCATTGTAATGCCGCTCAAAACGTCGGCGAAGTTCTTCAGTTTTGGTGGCAACATCCAAAATACGTGTCCTTTCCACCCTTGGTTCATCGCCACCCTGCTCCAACATCAGTTCGGCAAGGGCCTCAATGATAATTGGGTTCCGGGCATAGAGGCGAGCGGCCTCATTGAGCTTTTGGAAATGCTGCCAAAAGGTTTGGTAAGAGGGCTCCTTGGAAGATGTGCCTTGCACGTAGCTTGGACAAAAGTCTACATATACTTGTTGGTCCGCATTTCCAAGTTCTACTTCATAAATCTGAAAAAAGGCATCAGGGGGCAGATCACCTTTGGAATCGCTCATGGCGATTTTGTTGTGTGTGAAGTTTCCCATCTTTTCGAATCTAACTCTTTAATTAAAAAACCTTATGGATGGAGTCAAAATGCCAAAGGGTGGGAGTAGCTCCTCTGGGACAGCTGTCCACAATGTGAAATTTTTTGAACCCGACCTCAAGACCTACACCGTCATTCGCATCATTACCGTGATTATAGCCGCCGGCTTGATTATCGCCATGGCTCAATTTTCGACTAAACCATTGAAACGCTTCCTTGACTGCAATTCAGACAGCCATTCTTGCCAATCCTCCAAGCGTATCCAAACCATTATGTCCATCACTGTTTCGTTCCTCATTGCCATTGTGGCCATTGTTGGTGTTGGATTTGTCCTCAACATCCTGGGGGTCAAGTTGGGGTCCATCCTCGCAGGGGCCGGAATTGTGGGTCTGATTATTGGTCTAGGTGCTCAATCGGTGATCAAGGACATTGTGACTGGCATCTTGATTATTTCAGAAAACCAAATTTCAGAAGGCGACTACGTCTACATTACCAGTGCTCGAGGAGAAGAGATTCAAGGGACCGTGACGGACCTTTCAGTGCGCCTTGTGAAATTACAAAATGACCAAGGATCAGAAGTGTTTATTCCGTCTGGGAACATCATGCACATTGCCAACACCTCACGGAATGACCAGACTGTCACGGTGACCGTCTCGACACCGATTTCCACCGACGTGCGTTCCATCACCAATGTTCTCCAGAGTTTGGCTGCCCAGCTTTCACGTGATCCGTCAATTGAAGGCATGATTTTGATGCAGCCAGAGGTTCAGGGCGTCGAGACCCTCTCCGACTCGACCTACACGACTCAGATTCAAACCAAGGTGGCGGCAGGAAATCAGTGGACAATTGGGAATTACATCCGTCTCCAAGTCGTCCAAGCCCTCCAAAACTTGGAAGTTCATGCACCTAAAGTTTTTGTGAACATTGAAAGGATGCCTGGATCGTCTTCTCCAAGTGTCTTGCCCAACACCTTGGTCACCCATGCCAAGATGAAAGAGGGTAGTGGGACGAGTGGGATGACGGGGGCAAGTGGAAGTGAGGAAAAAGTTGTGCCCCCTTCCCAAGAAAAAAAAGTGGTCCTTGGTGGAGGAGTAGTAGGTGGAGAGACGGCAGGTGGAGGGGTGGGGGAGATGGAGGGAGAAGTCAGTCCCCTCCACTATGGTCGCCACCAAACACGCCACCAAGGATGGAGCCTCCATTCGATGACCCATCCAGGCATTCGTCATATCCGCCAGATGGTGAACGTTTAACTGCCGCTTACGGGGTTAAATAAATTGGTCTCGTGATATATTTATTTGGTCAAGGCGTCCGCAAACCATTCAGTAGCCCTGAGACGTCCTTCAGGAGTGACTTTTCCCAAGACTTGGCGTGCGACCTCGTCAAGAGCAACCCCCCAAGATTGGGCCACTTTAATGCGTGTCCATTCGGTGGGAAGAGGATCCAGAGATGCCATCCTGCCACTGCCCATTTTCAAGACCAACTTGGTGTCAAGAATCTTTTCTTTCCGTTTGGATGCGGGGCGGATACGGGTGATGGTCACCACATCATCCGACAACACTTCTTCTTCAATTGTCTCCACAGGCTCACCTTCCACAAGGAGATCCGCACCAATTTGAGGCGTTACACTGGCCAGATAGATAGGAATTGCTGCACCGGAAAAAGGACGCGGGTCGGTCGGACGGCAGGATCACGACGGTTTTCCACTCCAGAAGAGATTTTTGGTCACCTCCTTGTCCAACCCATTGCCCGGCCAGACACGATTTATGCCGCTCTACTCTTTCCCGGTTTGCCAAACGAAAAGGAAATTGTCACAGTATGGCTCGACCCGACATTGATCATGTAAAGATTACCAGTGGTCTTTGACCACTACTGAAATGTCGGACGAGACCTAGGGCCCAACACAAATTTTATAAGGAATGACAGGGAATTTTATTCA